GACATCGACGACATCCGCGCAACGGATGAGTTTCGTCACAAAGAATCGCTTGTCATTGAAACCGTGGACCACTGGAACTGCGGAGAAGTGGGTTTGGCATGGAGTGACACCCCTACCTATGCCGAACTAGCCGCCAACTACCTACGCCGCCAACACGGCTCGAACGAATGGAAACCCTGCACCAAGGAAGCAAAATGAACACACCACAAATAAAAAACGGAGGCCCCGCATATCCCTGCGAAGTTCCACAACGAGCTAGCGATGGCACGCCAATGCCTGTTAAACTCGCTACAGGCATGACACTCCGCGACTGGTTCGCTGGAATGGCTCTCCAAGGAAACGCTACAAGAGACTATCGAGATATTCTTGCATCAGATTGTTACAAAATCGCAGACGCAATGATCGCAGCAAGGGAGGCAGCAAAATGACCTAAGAACAAAAACGAATTAAGCTGGCCGAGGCTGGTGGGTGGAGAGTGCATCCTAAAGATAGGTTTCTTGTAATCCCTCCTAACTCACCACACAGCGTGCGACAGCTATCAAGTATCCCCGACTACTTCAACGACCTCAACGCGGTGCATGAGTTGGAAAAGTTGCTTAAAGGCGGATTGCGAAACACTTATGATGCATGGCTTGGCATCATTGCAGAGCAGGAGCATTGTTTTATTTGGGAAACAACCGCAGCCCAACGCGCCGAAGCAATCGGCCTGACCCTCGGACTATGGGAGGCACGCAAATAACAAATCTATGAATACACCAACCAACTCCGAGGCGTTGCCTCTCACGAATTGTTCGGCTTGCCCGCATTGCGACGGGACTGGCGGGGTGGATAGCGGCGGCGTGACCCCGTGGGGCGCGGCAATAGATGTGCCGTGTCCGTTGTGTAAGGGTCAAGGATCTGTAACTCCCGAAGACTGTCCAAACTGTGAAAACGTCGGATGGTATATGGTTCCAGACTCCGAAGGGCAACCGACGCAGGAGCAGTGCCAGTGGTGCTACACGGTCGAAAACAGCGTCTTCAATTCTCTGCCGAATGAAAAGCTCTCCCATAAGGAGGGCGAAATAAAGCCATGACACCAACACCAACACCCGACTCATTGGGAGCAGCATCTTATTCGCCGTTCCCTTGGGATCCGGTACCCGAATGGATGTTTGGTAAATCCGTGGAAGCACGGAACGCCCTGCAAAACTGCGGGCGCGTGCATCCATACACCTGCGGAAATAACGACTGCCGCAAGACGACGAATCAAGCACCGCTTCGCGCCGTGGAAGATGGCTGGATCTGCGACCACTGTGGATACACGCAATCCAATACGGCGAACAGTGATTATAAACACCACCTTCCAACAAAACCATGACACCAACACCACGAACAGATGCTCCAGAGCGGTTGAGTCCTACCGATAGTTCTGATGTCGAGCTATCCCGCGTCTGGCAGCACATGGCGAGCACACACAATATCAACCTCACTTCTACTGAGGAATATGACATCAAAAGTGCCGCCCTTGATGATTACGACGCCGAGCGAATCAAGCAGGAAAATCGAATTATGCGATTGGAGGCCGATGCTGCGGGAGACCGCGCACGTTGTGATGCGGCCAAGAAAGAAAACGACGCATTGCACAAAGCTCTCGCCGAACTCAATGAGCGGCTGATTGACCGTCAGAAAACCCTGATGACAGCACTCGTTGAACTCCAAGACGCTAAACGCCAGATCAGATATTTAACTGCCTAAACCATGAAACCTAACTATTACAAAATCATCGAAGACTGTATTGCTACAGGCACATCGCTGGGATACGCACGAGCACACAAGCATGACGACACGCCCGAGCGTGTAGTGCTCGAAGAGAAAATCATCGCTGCCATCATGGAGCAGGTAAACGAGAACTTCGTTTTTGATCACCCCTTCGAGACTTCGCAACTATGAAAGCTAGACGCGATAGGTGTTGACAACTGTGCAATAGGTTTCACATTTTAGAAACCATGCGAAATAAAGAATCCATTGGCTCGCGACTGCGAGCGGCAAGAAACACACAAGGGTTGACACTCTCCGCTCTGAGCAAATCATCTTCGGTAGGCATTGGAACGATCTCTGAGATTGAGAATCACACTTCCCGCATACCGACAGTTCGCACGCTACGCAAGTTAGCTAAAGCACTTGGCATAACGATCAACGATTTAGTAGGTTCCGAATAACTGGTTAGTTTATAACCCTATATGTCTGCCAAGTATCTTTTTGGTCGCTCTGTAAAGAGCAACCAGCTATCACCATCATCTGCCCGCACGTTCACTGAGCTGATTAAAAAGCACATAGAACCTGCCTTTAAGCTCGCGATGACACGCGATGTTTATCAGAACTTACAAACGCGGGAGGAAAAACTCTCAGCCAAGGATGGACACTACCTCATTCCATGCACCATTGACTCCGAAGAGCCATCGCGTGCCGCCGAGCATCGCCCAGGACCGTGCAACCTTGTATTTATTGACATTGACGAGGCCAAGGATGCTCGAACGCTGATTTCTCGACCTGACAACATGGTGCGAGCACTAAGCGATTGGAACTTTGCCGCTTACACGACAGCGAGTTCGACGCCCGAGAAGCCACGTCTCCGCGTCGTGGTAGATGCAGACAGTATTCCAGCGGATAACTACGAGAAGGTGGTCCACTTTGTCGCGTCGAAGCTAGGCTTGCAGGAGGTCACAAGTGAGTCGCTCAAACCCAAGCAGCCGATGATCTTACCCAGCATCTTCTCAGATGATGACCCAGACACGCAGCACCCGCTTATTGTCTGCCAACTTACAGGCCGAGCGCTCACGGTTAGGGACATCGCTAGCTTCGATACAAAGATCGAAGTGGCAAAGGTGGTAGGCAAAGCCATCCATAAAGCTGAAGGCTGGCACGGGGAGAACGAAGATGATGGACTGCAATACTTGAGAGCGCCATTGTTAGGAATTACCGTCGATATGGCTCGGGAGGCTCTTAAATGCGTAGATCCCGACAAGGACTACTTCACATGGCTCGACATGGCTTCGGCCCTCAAGCACCAGTGGGGGCACTCAGACCCAGATGCAGCTTTCCACCTGTTCGATCAATGGAGCATGGATGGAAAAGGTGGTAAATACCTTGGTGAAGATGACACGCTCGCCAAGTGGAATTCTTTGAAGCCAACACCTAAAGGTCGTTTGCCCGTAACCATTCGATCTCTAATCAAGCGAGCCACGGAAGCAGGATGGAACGCAGCTCCCGCCAAGGAGGCGTGTTTCAAAGCTGTGCAGGACTGGATCACATTAGAAGCCCGAACGATTCAAGACTTCTCGGTCACAGCATTAGAGCGTGTCGCTGCCCTGCCAGCACCTACAGCATCCGAGGAGTCCATGCTACTCGGAGCTATCTGTTCACTACTCAAAGAAAGACACGGTGAGCGCGTAACCAAGACTGACTTGGCAAAAGACTTGAAGAAGTTGCGTGATCGTAGAGCTAGGGCCAAGGACGAGAACCGTGAAAAAATACCAGCGTGGTCAATCGGTTGGTGTTACGTTACCAAAGACTGCTTGTTCTTTCGTCCGACCACCGGACAGCGCATCAATGCAGAAGCACTCAACTCGGCATACAGTCGTGAGCTTCTTCCCACAAAGGATTGGTTGGAATCACAGGGTAAGGACGCCACGCCAGAGGAAGCAAGCAAGCCGATTATGTTCCCAGCAGACTACCTGCTCAACCATCAGAAGTGTCTGGTGTGCGATGGTTACATCTACGATCCGAGCAGCCCAAATGACGTGTACTCAGACGACGCTAACGGATTCAGATCAGTGAATTACTACCAAAAATGCACCACCAAACCTGACTCTGACGCATCCGCTAGCGCGTCCCTTATGTGGATCAACCACCTGTCCAAACTTATAAAAGAACCAGAGTACCGTCAGGTTCTCACGGACTACATCGCCTACATGGTGCAGTTCCCCGGTCGAAAAATCCGCTGGGCTATATTGATTCAAGGCGCTGAAGGCTGCGGCAAGTCTTATCTATCTAAAATACTCTCCACAGTTCTTGGTGAACCAAATGTCAAGATGATCAATAATGACATCCTGAGATCGACATGGACCGACTGGGCTACAGGCTCACAGGTGGTAATTCTTTCGGAAATCCGCGTATCAGGGCAAAATAGGCATGACATTATGAATCGTCTCAAGGAGGCAATTACCGATGATCGCATACCCATTAACCAGAAGGGCAAAGACAGCCGCACCGTGGTCAACGTGACCAATTACATCGGATTTACCAACTTTCCAGACGCATTGGCCGTAGGAGAAGGAAGTCGTAGATGGTTTGTCATTAAATCACCCTTGCAAACTCCTGAGCAGGTAAAAGCGCTTGGTGAAGACTATTTTGATGAGCTATTTCAAGACCTATTGCAGAACCCTGGAGGCTACCGAGCCTTTTTTGAGACCTGGAACATCAGCAGCGATTTCTCCCCAGACGGTAGAGCACCCGAAACCATCTATCTCAAAGAGATGATCGAGGACAGTGCCGACGTAGTTTCTGCATCCATCAAAGAGCTGATTCGCGAGAATGAGAATCCTTTGATCGCAGACGACCTTATTTCTCAGACGATTTTGAAGGAATATCTTGATACGAAAGAAACGTCACAGTATGTTACTCGAATCCTTCGAGAAAACCAATACAACTTGGTCTTTGGAAGGGCTGAGATAAACGGAATCAAACATCGGCTCTGGATCAAGTCAGGGTCGTTTGAAGGTCTTGAGCCTTCACAAATATACGAAATCGCGAGATCGCGGCACAACCAAAATGAAGGAGACTGGATATGACAGAACTTAGACGCAGGCACATTCTTGCCGCCATCATAAGCAGTTTAATTTTTTTAAGCAGCTACTTTTTTGAAAATACACGATGGCTATTAGGCACAGGATGTTTCTGCATCGTTCTGATGCTGCTCATTTTTGCACCGCTTTTAACTGAAAACTAACAGACTATGAAAGCCATCGACTACACCCTACCCTTTTACAAGAAATGTCTATCCCAGCACATCTGGGACTGGCGGAGCCGCTTCGTCACGACTCACGTTGCCGCTCACCATGAGCACAACGAAGAGATGCTGAAGCAGGTCGCACATGAGCGCGGGGCCGAGTTCCTCGAAGCCTTCAACCAGCATACTACTCAACCCATTTTCCCGTTTGCTGGAATCCCAGCAACGGAAATCAAACCAAACCAAACACCCAATACCAACGCTACGATGAAACTCGAAATCAACATCCCCGACGAACTCTTCAACCCACTTGTGCAAGCCATTGACCGCCTCACGGCGGCTGTCGCGGCAGGTGGATTCACCCAGCCATCGTTCACCATCACGACCTCTGAGGGAGTCACAGGCACCACACCTGTCGGCAGCGTCGGTGAGACGACTCCTGAGCCTGAGCCTGAGAAGCCCAAAGCAGGTCGCCCGAAGAAGGAGAAAGTCACCACACCTGAGCCTACGCCAGTCGTTGAAACTGCCGCTGTCGAGGAAACACCTGCTGAAGAAGCCCCCGCCAAGGTCAAAGTGCCAACAGGCCCAGAACTTTCCGAGAAGGTCAAACCACTCGCAGCTCACCCCGAGCTTCAGCAGGACTTGATTCGCTTCAAGGCCAACGAGTTAAAGATCAACGGCCCGATTCGCCTTGTCACCGACACAGAAGCTCTTGCAAAGTTTGACGCGAAAGTGACTGAGCTTCTCGCCAAGATCCCAGCCGAAGTTTAACCCTACCTGTTAGCCTGAGAGGTCCGATCCCTCTTGGGCTAACTCGATCAACTACTCTCATGTCTAAACCCTCAAAAATTTCACTTGCGGCAAGTTCGTCGGGCTGTTGGTCGAAATGCACAGCCCAGCCCCATTACGTCTTAGCCAACGCGAAGCACATCCCGCCACAGGACACCCAGTTCTCCGTGGAAGGAACGAACGCGCACACAGTTGTTGAGTGTCTGTTCAAAGGTCTTCCGCTGCCTGCGTTCGCAACGCCAGAGATGACCAAGCACGCCACCAATTTCGTAGCTTACTGTTCGCAGTTTGAGAGCGACTGGGCTTACTCAGAGTTGAAGGTCGATCTGTTCTACATGCCAGGGCGCAATGGTTACGTTGACTGGTGCTCCTTCGCTCCTGACGTGATCGACATTGCTGACTTCAAGTACGGTCAGGGTGTGTCCGTCTCAGCCAAGGAGAACCTTCAGATGTCCATCTATGCTCGTAGCGCCATCAAGCAGAAGAAAATCCCCGTTCGACCCGACACCAAGGTCCGATTACACATCGGACAGCCACGGGTCAGACAAGGTGAGCGCATCAGTGTGTGGGAGATCAATTACGCCGAGTTGGAGCAGTTCACCGATGACAACGTGGTAGGACCATCACAGGTCATCCTCAACCGAACAGATGACCTCACCTTCCACTCAAGCGACAAGACCTGCCAGTTCTGTCCAGCCAAGACCTTCTGCGGGCTGAAGGGATACGAGCCAGCGTTCGCCTACCAGGGCGCAATGAGAGCACAGGCAGTGACTAAAGGCACACCATTGGAAGACTTGACCAAAGGAGCTATCCCTGTCCTAAAACCTGTAAGTGAGACATCTGATGACGTGATTGTGAGCATCATCACCCGTAAGTCAGAGATTGTCGCATGGCTCAACACCTTCGAGAAGTATGGACTTCAGATGGCAGCGAGCGGCACAGCACTCCCTGGCACCAAGATCGTCACCAGTAAGGGTGGTCATCGGTCGTGGAGTGACCCGCTTGAAGCCAAGATCATGTTCCTTGAGCTTGTCGAGTCTGGCAAGATCACCAAAGACCAAATTATTGAGGAGAAGTTGCTCACGCCCAAGCAAGCCGAGGAGTTTGAGTTCGATTTCGAGAAGGACAGATGGAAGGAAGTCCAATCCCTTATCTTCAAGCCCAAAGGCAAGCCTGTGCTCGCGTCACTGGATGATCCACGCCCAGCTTACACAGGTGAGGCTGACATCTCAGGACTCTTTGATGAGGAAGAAGAAATTTGAAGATTCAGTATTGACACTTCTGAAATCAGAAACTATGCTTGACTCCTCGACTCCAAAAGTCCTTACCTACACCACCATGAAGTAATCTACCATACGCCAGCACGCGCAAGCAGGTTCACGGGAGCCGCTGGAGGAAGCAAACCGTTCTATGATCATACAACGAAGGAGACTGAGTAACCTGCCTGTAAGTGGCTGCTCAATTTGCTGCGAAACACAAAACCGATACCCCTATGAGCACTAACACCACCCCCGGCGAAATCGCCCTCCGCAACGTCAAACTCACCTATGTCCACGTCGATAAGCCGTGGGCTAAACAGGGAGACCCTGAAGACAAGAAGAAGTTCGCCATCACTCCGGTCTTGCCGAAGAACCACCCACAGGTCGCCGCTTTGCAGGCTGCTGCAAATGCAGTCGCCGTCGCTAAGTGGGGTGACAAGCTCAACAAGTCTGTTTTCCCGACCTACTGCATCCGTGACACCGACTTGCCTACAGAGGCGAAGCATCGTGCCAAGGACGGCTTTGGCCCAGGCGTGTTGTTCTTCAACGCATCCCGCAAACCTGCTGATGGACCTCCTGCCGTTCGTCACAAGTCAGTGGCGTCAGGCACCGTGCAACTTAACCCTGCCACCAACCCGAACGAGTATCCTTACTCAGGCTCACTCGGCAGCGTCGTGGTGAAGTTTTGGGCACAAGACAACATCCACGGGCAGAAGATCAACTGCGAGTTGGTCGCTGTTGCCAAGTCCGCAGAAGGCGAGAAGTTGTCTGGAGGAGGCACCGACACCGAAGCCGCAGCCGCCTCGATCATGGAAGAAGACGAGGTGTAACCGATTGAGAAATTTAGGGGTGCGTATTCTCACTAATCAAATGTGATCCCCGAGAAGGTGCAAAGCCTTCACTTACTTTTCACAATCTTATGGCTAAAAAAGCATCATCCAAAAAACCAAACCTATCAGTCGGACGTGGCGAGAAGTTGCCAGTATCCAAAGGTGCTGGACTCACTGCTAAAGGCCGCGCCAAGTATAACGCTGCTACAGGGTCAAACCTAAAGGCACCCGCCCCCAAGCCCAAGACCGAGGCAGACAAGGGCAGGAAGGCTAGCTTCTGCGCTCGCAGTTCCTCTTGGACTGGCGAGCGGGGCAAGGCAGCACGCAAACGCTGGGCTTGCTGACACAATTTGTGAGCTAGGAAGGAACGCCTAGCAATTCAAGACTCCTACCTGTATGGCGTAGAGCAGGGTAAACCGAGCGGTAAAGTCCGTATAACGCCAGCAATTTCCACGGTCCCTTGTGTTTTTCATATTCCGCAAGGTAGGTGTTCTCTCCCGAATCACCCGCACCAGCCAGTCCTGTGCGCCCAGTCGAAGCAGGTGGTTTCGTTTCCACCCTCTAACCTGTTGTGAGTCGCAACAGGGCTTTGCAAAAGATTGGCCCGACTCACCTTTTTGATAGTAGAGTCCAGCGTCGGGGTGCGAGAGCACCAGATCGAGCGATTAGTCATCGCAGTGCAGGCTTAGACTGAGCTTGCCCGCTGGACTCTACTATCTGAAGGTTGAATTGAGCGGACATGGAGAAGCATGGCGACTTCCTCAATCCAAGGTTAGCAGCAGGTTCGACTCCTGCCATGTCAGCGGGGACGCCCGCAACGCTCAATTCAGCCTTCCATAAAACTAATTTCTGAATAACCAAATGAACTTTTCTAACATGCGTATATGGACAGGCCAAAAAGAACAAGATGGGTGTCGTTTGGAGGTAAGTGACCCGTGGTTCTACCGAACGGAATTTGAACTCATAGCCAAGCAGCATCGAGAAACTTCAATAGGAGCTAAGTTTGTAGCCTTCCCAGCTTTCAAAGATGGCTACCTCCACAGCATGATGGTGTTCATGCTTCCTCCATACAATCACGCTGGATAACCAAATGCCTCTGACTCTCCATCTTGATTTCGAGACAAAAAGTAGGTGCGACCTGCCGAAACGAGGCGCGTACCGTTATGCAAACGACGCTTCGACATCTATCTTGTGCGTGGCGATTGCAGAAGGGAATGGCGAACCTGTGCTGTGGAACACTTGGCAACGCCCCCATTTTTCCCCTGCTTGGAACTTGATTGAAGCAGCGTCAGACCCCAGCACCATCATCTACGCCCACAACGCGGGATTCGAGCGCTCAATCAGCGATGCTCTATGGACCAAGACCTTTGGACTGCCAGCACCCCACTACTCACAGTGGCGTTGCACCGCAGCAATGGGAAGGCGTGCGGCACTGCCAGCTAGTCTGGAAAAGCTGGCAGAGGCGCTCAAGCTCGGACATCAGAAAGACCCGAAGGGGAAGGCGCTCATTCGCAAGTTCTCGATCCCACAAACCGTGGGCAAGTTGAAAGGGCAGTTCATCAACCCCGAGGACGAGCCAGAGGCATTCAAGGAGTTCTGCCAGTACTGCATCCAAGATGTCAAAGTCGAGCAGGAGATTCACCGAGTCCTCAAAGACTTCGAGCTTTCTGGCATTCCGCTTGAGACGTTCATCCTCGACATGGAGATCAATGGTCGTGGCTTCCCCGTGAACCTCGACGCCCTGCACAAGGCTCTCAAAATTGTAGAGGAGGAGAGTGAAAGGCTCGGCGGAGAGTTTACCAAACTGACAGGATGCTCACCCAACCAGAATGCCGTGTTCCTCGCATGGCTCAAGGAACGTGGCTACGAGGGCGACAACCTGCGTGCTGAGACGTTGGAGGAGACACTGGAAGATGAAGACTTCGACCCAACAACCGAGGTCGGACAGGCGCTCACCCTCAAGAAGCAAATCAGCTACGCCTCGCTCAAGAAGATCCCGTCAATGATCAACTGCGCTGGGCCTCACGACAACCGAGTTCGTGGAACACTCACTTTCCACGGTGCGGGACCGGGGCGATGGAGCGCGACACTGGTGCAGCCTCAGAACTTTAAGCGTCCGACCATTGATGAGACGGAAGCAGTCTATGACGCCATCTGCTCGGGCTGCGATGCGACGTGGCTGCGTGAGATATATGGATCACCCTTGGAGATGGTGTCATCAAGCATCAGACACTTTATCCACGACACCGAGAATGGCGACATGCTGGATGCTGACTACGCAGCTATCGAAGCTCGCGTCATCGCATGGCAGGCACAAGAGGAGTGGAGACTTGAGGTGTTTCGCACTCACGGCAAGATTTACGAAGCATCGGCTTCTCAGATGTTCAAAGTCCCTTTCACTGAGTTTGAGCAATACAAGAAGGAGCATGGTAAAGTCCACCCGCTGCGCCTGAAGGGGAAGGTGGCAGAGTTGGCCCTCGGCTATCGTGGAGGACCTGGGGCAATGGAGAAGATGGGTGCGCTCAAGCAAGGACTCACCAAGAAGGAGCTACCTGCCATCGTGAAAGCATGGCGCGAGGCTTCCCCGAGCATCGTCAAACTGTGGGATGAAACCGAAGCCGCAGCGGTGCAGGCTGTCAGAACACCTAACATCAAAATTCCATTCGGTGTGCGGTGTCACTTCATCAGCACTCGGACGGCGGGGATGAACTACCTTTTCATGGTACTGCCGAGCGGTCGCCGTATTGCTTACCCAGATCCTATGATTGAGAAGGTGCTTGTGTGGGGCGTGAAGAAGATCATCAAAGATGAGAACGACGGAGATGTGGAGGAGATGAGCTGGTTCAAGATTCTCAACCCCACCACTGATCAGATTCTTCAGGTTAAAGAGAAGCACTCGAATGCCCGCACCAAGGACGGCTTGACAATCTTCAGCCAGCTACCCAAAACCGTCCATTGGGGGAGATCGCTGACTCACGGCGGGATTCTCGTTGAGAACTGTGTCCAGGGTATAGCCTTCGACTTCATGGCAGAAGGTGCCCTCAACGCCAGCAAAGCAGGCTACGAAATCTGTGCCCTCATCCACGATGAAGCCCTGTCAGCCTACCATCCTGAGCAGGGACAGACGCTTGAGGAGTTTGTCGCGCTTTTGACAAAACTTCCTGCATGGGCTGACGGAATGCCGTTGAAAGCAGAGGGTGATGTCGTTAAATTCTATAAAAAATGACCCACACCCTCAACACTTGGCCGAATATTTTCGACCGCATCAGGTCAGGCATCCAGCCGTTCGACATCCGAGCCAACCTTCGTTTCAGCGAGGGTGACACCATCATCCACAAGGAGTTTGCTCCATGTGAGACGTGCCGGGGCACAGGCGAGGCAGGAAACATCGTTGACGCATGTCCTACTTGTGTGGGCAAGCGTGGCACCTACACAGGCAGGACACTCGAATCGACTGTGACCTGCGTGTCCTCCTTCAAACAATCCTTCAACACCGTAGTCCTCGGACTCGACATAACGAAAGACGAGAACCCATGAGCGACACAGGCAACTCCATTACCCCCACCGAAGCCGAGCACGACGAGCACTACGCTCACAAGTGCTGGGGCTGTGACAAGCCCTTCAAGCTGTGCGGAGAAAGGCCCGCAGGCGAGTGTAAAGATGGCGACCTGTGCCAAGACTGTATGGATGCTAGACAAAAACTAACCGACGAAGAACAATGACACACGAACCACTCGAAAAAGAAATTGAAAAAAAGATCGGCGACTACGCCAAGAAGCATGGATGCCTCTATTGGAAGCTCACATCCCCCGCGAACCGTGCCGTGCCCGACCGCATGATCTGCACCAATCGCGGGATCGTCGGGTTCCTTGAAGTCAAGCGTCGGGGGTGCAAGCCCACCGAACTGCAACTTGTCAAGATGAAGGAACTCAAAGACCGAGGACATCAAGTGACATGGTGCGACAGCGTGGAGGCGGGCATTCGATTTGTGGATGACCTGCTGAACCCATACCCAACATGTGAGGAAATATGAATTTCCCCTCCTCAGAGCCTCAAGACCTGCTCACTGACCACCTTCTTGCCCACCCCCATGCTCTTGGCTTTGTCGGGGTAGGAATCGGCAAGACAGCGGCAACCTTAGCCGCCTTTGCACATCTGCGTAAGTCAGGAGAGTCGTGTGGTGCGTTGGTCCTCGCTCCTGTGCGGGTAGCCAACCTCACTTGGCCCCTGGAAGTGCAACGCTGGGATGACTTCAACTCGCTGCGTGTGGCTAACCTGCGACAGGAGAGCGGGAAGCGTGCGTTCCTGCAAGGCACGGCTGACATCTATGTCTGCAACTACGAGGCGATCCCGATGTTACTACGGCTAGTGGAGGCGAGGAAGAAGACGGGAAAGGGGCTACCCTATGACACGCTGATTATTGATGAGTCCACCAAGATCAAGAATCCATCAGCCAAGCGAGCCAACGCCTACCGCCGTGAAGTGCCCCATGCCAGCCACAAGCGCATCTGGGCGCTCACAGGAACGCCAGCACCCAACTCCCTGCTCGACCTCTTTGCACAAGCCCGCTTCGTGGATGGTGGTCAGCGTCTCGGCAGAGCCTTCGACCTGTTCAAGCAGACCTACTTCAAACAGTCGGGCTACCAAGGCTATCAGTGGAAAGAACTCCCAGGGTCGAAGAAAGCCATTGAGCAGCGCATCCATGACATCACGCTCACGCTCAGATCGAAAGACTGGCTCGACATACCAGACACCGTGGTTGAGGACGTGGACATCCACCTCCCACCCAAACTGATTGCAGACTACAAAGCATTCGAGAAGGAGCTAGTGCTCCAGATTCGACAAGACAAAGAGATCACAGCGACCAATGCTGCCGCTCTTGTCTCCAAGCTGCTTCAGTTCACCTCGGGCAGTCTCTACGACGAGGACAAAAAGTACCATGACATCCACGAACTAAAACTGGATGCTCTCGCCAAGATTGCCAAGGAGACCAAAAGCCCGATTCTGGTTGCCTACGCTTTCCAGCATGAATCTCACCGCATCAGAGCAAGGTTTCCACAAGCTCGGTTCTTCAGTGACGCGAAGACACCCGAGGCTCAGAGAAAGCTCTTGGACGACTGGAACAGCGGGCGAATTGAGATGCTGGTAGCTCACCCCAAGTCCATTGGTCACGGGTTGAACATGCAGGGTTATCCAGGTGTCGTGATCAACCTCATCGTTTGGTTTACCCTGACGTACAGCCGGGAGGACTATGAGCAGCTTATTGCTCGTCTTGTGCGTCGAGGTCAGGAGAACTTTGTCACAGTCTATCGCCTGATGGTCGAGAATACCGTGGACTGGGCGGTAGCCACTGTGATCGAGGACAAGCGTGCGACCGAAGATCGGTTACTTACTGCTTTGCAGCTTTTGGAATCGTGCCGCGAGGTGCCTTTGAAGACGAAGAGAAATGACAGTAACTACTTGGAGGGAGAATGGATCTGACATGCCTCAGAAACCGACCATCTGGGCACGCAACGCCCGTCTCCGACTGCTGACCGCCCTCGGCGGATGTTGTGCTGAGTGCTTCGCTCTAACACACTTGGAGTTTGACTGTATCCTCCCACAAGGACACGTCCATCACACGCTAGGCACAGCCAAGCGGATGACGTTCTACCGCAGGCAACACACAGAGGGTAATCTGCAAATCCTGTGCAACCGATGCAATCGTCAGAAAGCGAAATTGGATGTTGTATATTTGAAACAAAAGCTAGAGACTGAACCATTCTGAATTATGAAGCACACCTCAAAAAGATGGCGCTAATCGTCCCAACCACCAAGAAAGAGATCAACAAGCTATACCGAGTCAAGTATGGGTTAAAATGGAACCCTCTTTGTGGCGCAAATGGTCAGCCCGTAGCACAGCGCCCAGATGTCTTCATCGAACAAGAATGCTTACGCTTCTACGACATCCTCAAGAAGCAGCCGGGAAACTTGATGCTTACTTGGGAAGAACACTTCCAGAAGTTTGTTGAACTGATCTGGAATAATAAGGAGTGCAGTTACAAATTCTCTTGGAACCCTTTAGCCCTCAGAATGCTGAAGGAAGTCAGAAATCACCGCTTTCTTGGTGTCTCGGGACACGCTTCATCGGGGAAATCGCAGTTTGGAGCTATATGGGCACTCGCTAACTTTCTCATTTCGCCAGAGGATACCCGAGTTCTTGTCACTTCTACGTCCCTTCAAGAGTCAAGACTGCGTATTTGGGGGACAATCGAGCGCTATTGGGGTGAAGCAGAAAAGTATTTTTCGCAAGTTTCAGCCTCGCTCAACTCACCGCCGTCTATGCCAGGGAAGTTGGTTACTTCGTCAGGTAAGATCACAGGATTCATCAACGGGAAAACAAACGACCTCGTAGGTATAGCTTTGATTGCAGGAGGTAAAGGCAACGATGGCGATGCATCCACAAAAATTGGTTTCAAATCTCAAGGCAAACTGATCCTTGTTGCTGACGAACTTCCGCTATTGACTCACAAACTTTATGAATCTACGAGCAATTTGCTCTCGGTTGATGGTTTCCAGATGCTCGCTACAGGAAATTTTACTTCTGCGTTCGACCCATTCGGAATGTTTACTGAGCCAGAAGAAGGCTGGAGCAATGTCACCGAGGACATGTATGCGTGGCGAACTAAAGTTGGTGGGTATTGCATTCGCTTCGATGGTGAACAATCTCCCAACGTCATCGCCAAGAAAGAGATTTACCCCGGTCTTCTGACAGAGAAAGGCTTGCAGGAAATTCGTGAACGTAACGGTGAAAAGTCTCCAGCGTTCTACCGGATGATTAAATCTTTCCCCTGCCCAACGGGTCAGGAGCACATGATCTACAGCGAGCCAGAACTGATCGGAAACTTTGCAGATCACATAGGCAATACACCTTGGCTCCGCAGACCAATCCCACTCGCGTTTCTCGACCCATCATTCTCGACAGGCGGGGATGCTGCCGCAGCCTCGTTCGGTCTGTTGGGTGATGCACAGGTCGCAGGCAAGACTGTCACCATATTGGAGAAGGTCGCTACCATCGACCTGATGATGAAGGTGAACGCTCGGGCCAAGGATTATGACCGCAACGAGCAGCTCGCTGACCTGTTCATCACTGAATGTAACCTGCGTGGTGTAGCAATCGAGGACCGAGGAGTCGATGCAACTGGTGGGGGAGATCCATTCGCTTCGTTGATGGCTATCAAGATGGGCAAAGGCTTTCAACTTGTCTCCTTTGGTGGTGCGGCTTCTGATGCGTCTGTCAGCAAGACAGATACACGTCCAGGCAAAGACCGATTCGTCAACAAAGTCTCAGAGCTTTGGTATGTCGGGAAAGAGTTTGTCCTATCAGGACAGATTCGCGGCCTTGATCCTGAGACGATTCTAGAACTCATCAACCGCACCTATAAGTCCATCGGTCGGCGCATCCAAGTCGAGCCAAAGGACAAGATGAAAGAGAGAACCAGCGGTCGAAGCCCCGACCGTGCGGACTCATGGGTAGGGTTGCTGGAGGTGGCAAGGCGCAGGCACAAGTTCATGGCAGCAGCCCGCGCAGCCATTCAACCTGCAAAGATTGAGACTCCTGACGACTGGTTCGCCCCACCCAAGGAAGAGAAGGGCAAGAAGTTCCGCGACTTCTTTGGCACCGACGTTGGATTTCACAATGAGGGAAATTTCGCTTGGGGCGAAGAACTTCATTGACTCAAGACGTTGGCGGTTCTATTTTTAGAAACCCTATGACCCAAGCAACTATTTTTCTTAACCAAGTGCGAGCACGCATCTCCGAACAAACCAACTGGTCGCGTATTGCTCGCTTCCCTTACTCATACAAGCACAAAGAACGCCAGAAACGGGTGTTCGTCATCACCCGCGAAGATAGACGATTTACCGTCGTCGCTGACAACTTTACTCAAGCCGATAATCGCCTGACATCTCTCCTAGCATGAGTGACTATTTGATTTTTGCCGCTGGCTTCCTAACCGCTTCATTGCTCTCGGCTGCGTACATCTTCCATCTTTGCAACCAGCACATCGCTGATCTCCACGATGTCAAAGAAGCTGGGCGCAAGCGTGGTTATGCTGAAGGCTACCAACGCAAAGCTCTGTCGGCTTATGCACCAACCAACTGAATCTATGCCCACCAAAGATCAGTCCCTCGAACTCCTGAAAGTCGCTACCCTGGTTCTTCTTGTAGCTGCCTGCTTTGGGTTAGCTCAACAGCGTGAGAACCTAAAAGCCGAAGCTGTGAAACACGGAGCCGCCGAGTGGTTGGTAAACCCCGACACCGGAGACACGACCTTCACTTGGAAAGAGAAATAATTTTATGACTGACCAAATCGCACTCGACTCCCACACCTCTGAATGCTCTCTCGCCAGAGGTGACTTTGCACCATTCCTGACAGGGAGCCTTATCCTAGAGATGGGTGCAGGAGGTGACACGACTGTCCCTCACGCTCTCACCTTCGACATGCCGCAGCCCTACACCCGTGTCGGCGGGGTTCCTCAGATCCTCCGAGGTGACTGCCGCAACCTCGGCATGTTCTGTGATGGAGTCATTGATGGCATTGCCAGTCATCACCTACTGGAGGACTGGACCTACAACGATTTAGTGCCCCTGCTGGCTGAGTGGCGTCGAGTGTTGAAGGTTGGCGGTGTCATCTGCACCAACTGTCCTAACCAGCAAACCTTCTTGGCCCACTGTGCTGCGACAGGCCAAGGAACGAATGATGCCCACAAGGAGCCAGACTTCAGCATTGGCAACTTCGAGAGGTTGGTGTTGGCAAAGACTGGACCTTGGAAGACTGTGCTGCGTAAGCCAGTGGTGCCTCCGTATTCATGGTATCTTGTGATTGAAAAAGCATGAAGCACCCAAAGATTTACATTCTGAGCGCCCACGCGAAAGGAGACATCGACGGCACGACGATGCAGAACATCCTGTGCCATCTCCCCAATCGCACGACCGAGCTTGTCGAGGCAGACGCGGTTCTGGTGCCAGTGTCTCACTTTGAAGACTTCAAAATGAACCCGCTTCTCAGAAAAGTGAAGAAGCCTATCATTCTGATGGATTTCATGGAGTATTACTCAGGAACCTCTGAGAACGTGACTCACCTGTTTGGGTCGAGGCATCGCGAAGCATGGTACAACTGCCCTGGGGGCGCATGGGACGAGTTTCACCAGTGGTGCGTGGAGAACCCGCCCGTGCTGACCTTCAAGCGTGAACTCTACCAGTGTGACGCCTCAGACAAGGTGGTGCCTATTGAGTGGCCTTGCTACCTGCCCGCGTGGGAGATCGAGCCAAAGTCCAACTTCGATGCTCGCCCTTTTGAACTGTTCTTCAACTGGGGGATGAGCCACCACTCTCGCCCTGCGTTTGCTGCTCAGGCTTATCAACTAATGGCAGAAGGTAAGATCGACATCGTTTCCCACTTTGACTGCATCGACTCCAAAGCTAATGAGCCGCACCGCAAGTGGATCAGCATCCACTCCCCCCACACGCACCGCACCAACATCAACGAGATTGCTCGCAGACAGGCCCAGTCGAAGATGAGTCTTTCGCTGCCTGGGGCGGGTGTTAAGTGCTTCCGTAGTTGTGAGCATCTAGTCCACACAGTCCCTCTGAAGCTACAGGACAGCATGGCTTGGTCCTTCCCGTGGGAGCATGGAGAGAACTGCCTTCAACTACCGTGGTCTTCCAACATGGCTTTAGACGCTTACGACTACGCCAAGCACTTCGACCTTCACTCTATCTATGCGTCGGCTCAAGACCTTGCTGACAGATACCGAGTCCACCGCTACACTGCCGAATACATCATGCCCCGCATCCGCCGAGTCCTATGAATTTTGACCTTATCAAGAAGCACATCAACCCGAAGTCGATTTTAGACGTGGGAAGTAACGTCGGTCACTGGCACAACGAAGCCCGACTGCACTGGCTCAACGCCTACTTCTTCCTTATCGAAGGCAATCCAGCTTGTGCCGAGCAGCTAGCTATGACTGGAGCCAGTATGCGAATCGCCCTGCTGAGTGACACTGAGAAGGAGGTGACGTTCTTCACGCGCAATGATGCTCCGACCTGCACAGGGGCAAGCTACTACCGTGAAAACACTGAGTTCTACGATGAAAGCAAAGCAGTCCCTCACACCATGCTCACGCAACGCCTAGACGACGTGGTGGAGGGCCATACTTTTGAGCTTATCAAGATCGACACCCAAGGCAGTGAACTGGACATCCTTCGCGGAGCGCCCAACACCCTCAACGCAGCTAGAGCCGTCATCATGGAGGTGAGTCTCACCAACTACAACGAGGGTGCGCCTCAGATGAGTGAGACGGTCATGTTCATGGAGGCCCACGGCTTCTACCTAGCCGAGAATCTTGGCGATATTGTCCACCCTGTTCAACGCAACGTCATCCAACGCGACTGTCTTTTCCTCCGCTTATGAGCCTTCAAATTGTTGCTGTCGCTAATGGCGAGCCAACTCACGACTACCTCAAGAGAGGCTGGGAAGCCTTTCTCAAATCATCGAGGCGTTATGGCTTCGAGCCGTTCGTTCTTGGGTGGGGTCAACCGTGGCAAGGGCTTGGTAGTAAGCCCAAGCTACTCAAGAAAGCCGTCGAGGACGGGCTTGTGAGTGCTGACCATCTGCTGTTCGTGGACGCTTTCGATGTCTGGTTCGGCTCCAACCCTGAGAACATCCTCAAGTTGTTCCTGATGCAGTCTGACTATGACATCATCTGGAACGCCGAGAAGAACTGCTTTCCAAACGCGGACTGGGCCAAGGACCACCCTGCTACAAGTTCTCCGTTCAAGTTCTTCAACTCAGGGATGAGCATCGGCAGGATCGGAGCCTACCACACCATCTTTGAGCAGATGAAGGTGGATGAGTGGCCCAACGACTACCAACGCAAAGACAAGTCATGGGTGCATGTGAACGACCAGCATCACGTCATGGAGAAGTTTCTCTTTGGGCAGTGCTCGGAAGGAGAGCCAAAGATGGCTCTCGACTCGGGGTGCTTGATGTTCCAAACGCTCACAGGGGTTGAAGCGAACGAATTATCCATCAAGCATGGGCGTGTCTTAAACCTTTTCACAGAGACTTGCCCTGTCGCTTTTCACGCCAACGGCGGCAGCAAGACAGCCGGACTCATGGAACCAATTCTGCAAGCCTTCGATCTATGAAATCAGCTGAACTGACCTTTGGACACTCGGGCGACTTTGGGGATGTAGTCTTTGCGCTTGCCCTCGTTGAGCGCAGTGGAGGAGGTCACATCCGACTCTACGACCGACCCTACACCAAGGCTATCAGTTCGAGGGCTGGCGTGATTGTCCCCCTGCTAAAAGCACAGCCTTACGTCAAGTCAGTGCAGATAGCGGAGCCAGATGAGAGCACTATCGACCTCTCCAAGTTTCGGTCACACTACCAGCCCGACCGCACGCTCCTCATGTCGCAGTGTCTCTACGCTGCCAGAGCCTATCAGACACCAGTGGTGCGAGGTGCAGAGGCTTGGCTGACAGCAACACCAAGCAAAGCTACCAAAGGCCGAGTCGTTATCGCTCGCAGCCCACGCTACCACAATGACAAGTTCCCGTGGGAGCGCATTCTAGCCCATTATGGAGATGAGTGTATCTTCATCGGGTTGAAAGAGGAGCACGACTATTTTGCAGATTCGTTCGGGCCTGTAGCGTATTTGAAGACTGACAATCTGCTAGACGTTGCAGAAGCTATCGCAGGCTCAGACCTGTTCATCGGAAACCAGAGCAGCCCGAACTCAGTAGCCGAAGGACTCAAGCACCCTCGCATCTTGGAAGTGAGCGAGAAGCAGTGTGATTGCATCTACCCGAACCACGGCGTCCTGTGCTACGATGGCTTTCTGAGTGAGCTACCCGCAGCAGGTGGTAAAGAGCGTGAAGTCTTTGAGAAGCCGCCCACATTCAAGAAGCTCGACCTCATCATCTGCCCGCCGAGAGGCTGGCGCTACCCTGGACTGCCTACAAGCACTCATGCGAACGTGCTAGTGCCTCAAGTAGCCAAGCACCTCAACATCTCGAAAGAGGAAGCCCTTCCGCTGATGTACGACTACAACTGTCAGATCAACCCTGAGTTCTTCAAAGACCCAGCATCCGAGGCAAAATACGCCCGAGTTCGGAAAGCCATCGCAAACGCACAATGAAAATCATCATCCCCATTGGCCCCAAAGACGCCACCAACCTAAATCTCCTTGTCCGAACCATCGTTTCGCTCGGGGAGGTCAAACAGCCTATTCTGATTGTCACCGTCCCGTCGCTCCTGACCGAGGCAGCACAAGCACAGGAGAACCTGCTGAAGGTCTGTGAGCGAGTCGAGCTTGTGGACACAGGCGACGAGTTTGCAGACGGCTGGTTCATGGGAGCCAACCGCATGTTTCACTGGGTCGCGACTCACCTCCACATGCAGGAGAACAAGCATGGCTGGCTATGGATGGAGGCTGATTGCTGCCCCCTGCGTTCAGGTTGGTCAGATGCCCTTGAACAAGAGTATCGTGACGCCAAGAAACCCTTCATGGGTTTTGTCCGTCCTCAGAAGCACAAAGACGAGAAGGGCATCATTTATTTCAAGGCAGGAGACAACATGCTGGCGGGAGTGGCCCTTTACTCACCTCAGATGCTTACAGATCAAGAGATGCTGCCACTGTTCAATAATTTGAACATATCGCAGAGGAATGCTCACCCCAAGTATCCGTGGGACATCTACTTGCGATGGAGATTCTTCAAGCGGGGTGTCCATGAAACCGCGCTGATGCATGACAAATGGCAAACGCTCAATTACCGTCGTGAAGGAGGTCAACTTGTCTGCGAGGCTGCTCCTGATGCCCCAATGGGTACGGCTACGGGCGGTGTGATCCCTAAAGCTGCTGTGCTTGTTCACGGGTGCAAGGATGGCACGCTGCAAGAGTTGGTCATCGCAGAGCACTCGAAGCCAATCGCTAAGGTTGCTGCCCCGAAGACAGTGACATTTATCGTCGGAAACAAGAGCGACATTACCAAGGTGGAAGAGGTCATCCACACCCTCCGCACCGAAGGCATCAAGCCACGGGTGGGCGACATCGCCAAGAGAGCTGGACTATCGGCTGCTGATACTAAACCGATCCTCGACCAACTTGGTCATGTGATCGGCACCGCAGGATGGGTAACACTGAAGGAGGAAGAAGTATGAGCGAGGCTAACCCTATTTGTACGCCTATAACTGGACCAAACCCTGTCTTCATACGCCTTTGCCGCTGGGGCTTAGATGGTAAGTTCGCTTGGGTGCGGGACGACGGCGAACTGATGAGCCGAATTTATGACACTAAGGAGGAAGCTCAGAAAGACGACACTGTTAAACTCACCGAGCAAGAGCGTGAGGACATCCGCAGCGGTCGAATAATCTCACCCATAAAAATCTAATGCACCAATTCATCAAAAAGATTCAAGACGGAAACCCGATGCAGAAGTTTCGGGCCAAGATTCAAGCCGAGACGGCTAAAGCCATCGAGACAATTATCAACGAAGCGGACGAGATTCCTGGCATCGGGAAGCTAATCGCCAAGATTGACATGGACGGCGAGAACGTGTCTCTGCAAATGGGGGTCAAGCGTCCTCAATCATCCAGCACCCAGGAGCATACTCAGGGGTAGCACCGATCTTCTCATCCACTTGCTTGAGCACCTCCATAGGCATCAGCGCCTTGGAGGTGATGTCACACCCACACGCAAGGCAGGACCGACGAAACACTTCAGGAGCACGGTGAACACGGCGACGGCCCATCAGGGCTGTCAGCTCCTTGGCAAGCCATCCACACCCGCCACAACTGATCTGACCATTCTTGGGGCAGGCAGCACAGATGTCGAGCCTCCGACGATGCTCTTCCTCACTGACCATCTCGCCATTCTTGCGAAACTCGTTCATGGTAGTGATAAACCTTCTCACGTCGTCACCTGTGAACCAACGACGCTTTGAGCCGACCTCTTCCCACTCTAGCTTGGGGTTGTTGAGGATGACGGTCTCATGGATCTCGTCCACCCACCCCGGCTCCAGCGGCAGCGAGCAAGCGTTACGGTGGTCCCTAATCTTCTTCAAGAACGCACTCCAGCTCCAGTCTGCTGACGTTACGCCTGTCTCGGGCTGTGTATAAGTCCACATGCCTCCTACGGGGTGATTGGTGTTGACGATGTGCCTCATTTCTTTTGGTCGTTATAGGTCATTACGCCAGCTCCAAAGAGCATGAGCGTGGTAAGTGCTGCGCCTTTTGGCATTCCGTGAGCTTCCATCGTTTCTCTGGCTTCATCAAAGGACATAGGCACCGTCATCTTGTATGCTATATCCATAGGTGTGACAGTCTCACCAATGACGTTCTCACCTGTGACAAGATCGACAACTCCGCCGAACGCAGGAGAGAACTTTGTCCGCATGAAGGTAGAACCAACGTCGAACACGTTGCTACCGCCATAGGGCACCTTGTCAGTCTTGGCGACTTCGCGGAACAAGTTGGGTAGGCGAAAGGTGTCACGGATCGGAACGATCTTTCCTGACGCTGATTTCTTTTCACCTGCGATGATGCGGGAAACAAACACCGTGGCTTGGATCAAACCACCGAGAGGATCGACGCGAGTGTCTCCATAGCGAATCTTGAGGAAGTCACTGGAGCGAGGATCAAACTCAAGAGGCTTGTCCTCGTCGTCTTGTGCCATGCCTGCCAGTGCGTACACGATGGCAGCGCCCATGATAAACTTAGCATACTCTTGGAGAACTAAGGCTTTCGTGCGTCCAGTTGCTTTGAAGATTGGCATCCCGCCGATGATCTGGAATCGGCTCACAACCAGACGTGGAGCGAAGAAGATGGTGTTAAGACCAACCGCAGCCTGATTGAATGCTCCTTTGCCAAGGTCTCCACGTCCCGTAGCTACATTGATGTAGCGTGCAATCGACTCCATCTCCTCACGGGTAGGTGTTGGGCCTTTCTGAAGTTGATTCAGCAAAGAGTCAAAGGTGTCCGCCCGCATATTGTTGAGGAACGCTAGGTAGGCACGCTGGGAGCCACGCACTAAACTGCCGATGAACAAACCCTTCACACCACCGGGAATCTTGTCAACCCAGCGAGACATGAACGCCTCCTCCTGTGCAGACATCTTGGTTTGATCAGTCTCAGCAATGTAAAGCCCTGCCATCACATAGTTGCGCCAGTTGTCACGTTGCTTCAGACGTTTCAAAGAAGCCTTGGAAACATCATCAGACGTGAATGCCTTGAGCATTGGTCCGATGTTTCTGAAAGCGCGGATGGGGTTGCCAAGTCCGATGAACCCGCCCTGACGGAGCACGGCGCTCAAATCCATACTGGTGAGAATAGCTCGGGAAGTGTTGAGAACCTGCCCGCCAGTGTCGAACATCCGTTGCAGTTTTGTCCGTGAGGCGAGATGAGCCTCAAAGACTTTCTTCGACCACTCGGCTTTAATGTTGTCGAGGTCGATCTCCAACTGCATCAGGGAGTCGTCATACACCTTAGCAACCTTGGGGCGTTTGCGGAAGTCGCTTTTAGCAATTCGGTCCTCGTAGCCTTGGATCACACGTTGAAGCTGCTTGCGGTCTGCTTTGATCTTCTCGGCAACTGGGTCTCTGGCAGCATCTTCTTTGACCTTACGGAGACGTTGCACCTCTTCGCGCAGCGAGTCCCGTTCAGCACGGAGGTTCTTGATCTTCGCGACTTCTGGCGTCTTTGAGGGGCGAGTCTTGGAAGCAAGGTCGCCTTCGTTGATTTGCTTGTTGAGGCTATCAATCGACTTCTCAAGACTGGCGACCGCAGCGTCAACCAATTCGTCATCAGTTTTTTGCTTCTTCCTGAAGCCGAGGTCTTCTTTCAGTTGGTCACGCTGCTCACGGAGAGTTTCGACTCTGGCTTTAAGTCGGAATAACTGCGGAGACATCTCAGGCTTTAAGCCTTCCTTGGGCGCAAAGTCCTGTTCACGAATCTGCTTCTCCAATGCGTCAATCTGACGAGTAAGGGAAGCCTGGGCATCCTCGTTTACCTGCTCCTGCGTGCGAACGGGTAGTCCTTCCTCCTTGATGCGGAGTTCTTTCAGTGTTTGGGAAAGGGCATCGCGTGCGTCCATCTTTACTTGAAGCTGCTCGGTGAGCGGCGTCTTGTTCTGAGTAGGTGCGAAGTCTTTTTCTTTGATCTTGCGCTCAAGCTCCGTGATCTGCTTGTTAAGGTCTTTGAGACGAGCGGTAATGCGCTCCTGTGCTGTCGGTGGACGTGGAGGGTCAATCTCGTCTAGCTGCTTCTGGAGAGCGTCACGCTGGGCTTTTAGCTTGTTAGCTTCATCGTCATACTCCACGTCTTTGCGTGGACGATCAGTGCGCTTGCGCTCTTTGATCTGCTTATCAAGGTCTTCGATGCTGTTCTTTAGACGGGACTTTACTGCGTCCAAAGGCGTCTTGATATTCCTGCCACTAGGGGCTTGTGGAATGTCCAAGTCCTTCATCGTCTGGTTGAGCAGACGCAAGGCTTCACGTTCTTCAGGAGTCGTCTCATCACGCTGCAAGCCCGCACGCAATGGAGCAACGCCAGCACGGGCACGCTCTAACTTGTCGAATAGAAGCTCAAGACGACGCATCTGGCGCAGCTTGACGGCAGCGGCTTCAGGATCGGGGAACTTCACCTTCCCATAACCTGAGAACATGTCGCGAAGCTGCTGCTCAGTGATGGAGGGATCAAACTCGTTGACCTCCTCGGTGATAACACCGAACACCTCATCAAGCAGTTCCTTGGAGTCACGCTTCAAGCCTGCCTCACCTTGCTCGACAAGCCACTCTTTCACACGGTTGTAAACCCAGCGGTCAGAGAGGGACTCGCCTTGGGACTCTACCAGTTGTTCGGCGTAGGACTTGGTGGTGCCTTCTTCAGGTTTCTCAAACACCGACTGCTCAGCTTCGAGGAGAGCGTCAGCTTCTTTCTTGATTTGAGGGATATGCTTCTCAATACCAGGGCCAAAGTCGCCAATCATCTTGGCAGTCAGGTCAGCTAAAGACACCACGCCTTCCGCAATGTAGGAAGCCATGATGACGGCGTGATCGAAGAGGTCGGCAGGGTTGAGGCCCATGTTGAGATTTCCCCCACGTTGACGGATGCGCTTCCGAGCTTCCTCACGTTTTTCAACAAGGAAGTCCTTCATCGTTGTGCCCTTCTTGGCAGCGATGCGGGACTGAGCAATCAGGTCGTTGGCGGTCTTCTTGGTGAGCGCCATCGCCTCTTTGAAAGTCTCATCGAAGACACTCGTTAGCTCGGCTTCGGCACCTGCGGAGGCTTTGGTCTTGGCGATCTCTGCCTCGATTTTGGTGATCTTCGAGTGAGTGGCTTGGGCGTCAGCCTTTTCCTCTTTGGAGAGTTCTGCTTGCTTGGCTCCTTGAAGGCGCACGACCATGTTGGCGAGGCTAAAGTCCATCCAAGCTGACATTTTGCGGAAGTTGAGCGCACGACCACTGAAGGTGCCCATGACAGCACTCGCTTGCTGGACATCTGCCAGGGCGTTAATGGCGTCAGAGACGCGCTGATTCGCCGACTCTAGCTCACTGGCAGAGGCTTTGGTCTGAGCCTCCACGGCTGCATTGTAGGAGTTGGTGCGGACGACGGCTTCACGCAGTAGGATAGGCACCTCCACGGGTGACACCTCGCGAGGACGTGAAAGCATCTCACTGACAAGCTCGGAACCTCTGTTCGGGTTCCGCTCCATCTCGACTCGGGCATCTTCCCACGCCTTTTCCCACTTGTAGGGGCCATCGAGCGGTGTCTCAAGCTGCGGCAGTCCGAGGATCTCAGCCACTTGGTTGAGTTGCTCGTTGACGATGCTGACTGGACCTTCAAGGGGTGTAGGTTCTGCTGCTGCTGCTGCTGCTGCTGCTGCGGGTGGCTTAGCAGGCGGCGGCGGTGGCGGCTCAGACGCCTTCGTCTCAGGTGCAGGTGGCTCCGCTTCCACTGGCGCAACTCCATCCATCCCATCAAAGGCATATTTCTCCCTGACTGCGTTGTAGATGTCTTGAAGGTTCTCCTGGATGCTCGGGCCAAGTTCGTCGATCATCTTCTTGGAGAAAGCAGCGAATGTGCGTGCTCCACGCTCCACGTAGTAAGCACCAATAACGACTGCATCAGCGAGCGCTGTGGGGTCGAGCAGCAGGTTCGTTGATCCGCCGAGACGGGTCTTGCTCTTGATGTCTTTGAGAGCCTTGGCGACTCGTTCCTCGGTAATGAGGGTGTTTTTGGATGCCTCGAACTTGGCCCGCCCTTTGGGCGTTTCCGGCAGGATGTAAACAATCCCACCTGTCCCTGAGAACAGCGGGTCAATCACCTCATCAAAAAGTGAGTCAGGCACGTTCACACAACCTGATGAAATTCGATTATCTACAGGGGATTTTGAACTCAATCGGTCAGAGCGATTCTGCGATGGAATACCCTGATAAACACGGTGGACTGCTAAAACACTGTCCTCTTTTTCGAGGAAATCGAGAGTCTTACCATAGTTATATTCGTTGTTGGCATCAGGGTCGATAGTGGCTTCAAAACGCCCTGATGGTGTAACCTTCCCACCATTGAGCGTGTCCCCTTTGTCCATCCCGAACAGTGCAGACTCACTACGCACCAAGACGCCCGAGCCATTAAACACATACATCTTGCCACCTGTTTTGTCACCGACCACGAAGGGGCGACCATTTGCATTGTTAGAATCGACCACCCAGTTAGCGGTAGAGACAACCATAGATGGAGCACGGGTGCCTTTGAAATCGGCTTTCTTCGTCAGCTTCATGCCGCCGATGCCTACACGCTTACCTGCAACATCCCCGACAGGGAGCAGGCTGGCAGGAGGCATGTCTCCAAGTGATCGGTCCTTTGCGCTTACCGTTGAAAGCACAGGGTCAAAGGACTTTGTGACGGGCACGTCAACGTAAGTGGCTTGGGTGTTTCCTGTCTGCGAAGACACCGCGATGATTCCACCAAGCAGTAACGTCTTAACTTTTGAAGCCAGCTTCGCGAAGATTTTGGCGAGACGACTGGTAGCCGCCTTGGCTGTTACCAACCAGTCTGCATAGGCTTCTCGGAAAGACTTCTTCGCTTCTGCATTCCACTCGGACTGGCCCAGGTCTTCTGCGGCTTCCTGCTTCTCTTGCGAGGTCAGAGAGGCGTCGATCTCTTGATCCACCTCTACCGTTGGTTCTGGAGCAGGATTCTCTGCCTTCACCCCACCATCAGGTCGGTAAACATAAAGCTCACCATCTGCGACGTAGCCTTCTGGGAGCGTGATGCCGTAGGTGTCAACGGCGGCTTGGGAGACTGGCTTCTGATCCACCAAGGCTTTATTCACCTCGCCATAGTGGTCGGATGCACCACGCTTTATGTCGGATTCTGTCGGGGTTGAAACTTTATCTAAACGTTCCTTGGTGTCTTTTATCGCAGCAGCTTTAGATTTGTAGTTCTGCCCACCTGAGAAGCCCCATGTCTGGCCTGTTTTCGCAAGCTCATAATCCTGCTTGGCAAGTTCAATGACTTCTTGATGCCCAAGCTGACCACGCTCCTCTGGCGTCATCTGCTCAGGCTTCGACGTGTCACGCTGTCCGCTTGGACTTGGCTCGGTGAGGGTGGTGGGTGACTCCTGCTTTTGTGAAGACAACCACTGCGCGTAGTCATGCTCGGCTTTGGTGACAATGAACCGAGCGCCGCTCTCTGTCTCTAGCGAGTACTCCGTCTTGTTGCCTGCTGCTTTCCGCTTGCGCTCGAACTCCGCCTGCTCACGGTTGTCCATGCGGTTTGACTGCCTGCCTGTCAGGTCTTTAATAGCAGGAACTTCCTCAGTCTTTGGAGCATAGCCGTCCTCCACCATCTCGCGGATAACTTTCTCACGTTGACCTGTGTAGTCTTTATTCTTTTCGGTGCTCCTGCGGGCGGTGCTCTCTTGTAGAGTCTTCTTCAACTTACCACGCTGCATGGCGGTGAGGTCGAGGTCATCCAAGTAGTCGTTGAGAGGCTTGTCCTTTGCCTCTTGCTCTGCTTTGGCAGCTTCAGCCTTGGCCTGCTGTTTATCGAAGAAAGCCTTGTTCTGCCTCTCCATGTCTTGCTGACGCAGCGACTCCTTGATAGCCTCTTCTTGAGAATCTACAATCTGATCTCCAAAGCCTCGTTTGTCGGATTGCTGAATGAGCCAACGGCTACCAGATTGGTAAACACTGTACTTCCCTTCTTGTGGGACACCTTCAGCAGCACTTGACTTTCCCGTTTCTTCGGTGTTCTTCTGCACAGTAACGGCAGGGATCGACCCCTCTGCCGTGGTTGGCAACTGACTAGGACTGCCCTCCTGTGTTTGCGCGACTGGGGGGAGGGTTTCTTTTTGGGACTTTTCACGCTCGTAGATGCGCTGCGACATGCGTGCAATCTCTTCGCCTTTGCTGTTGTCGGACATCCCGCTCCATGAAGTGTCACCCTGCTCGGCAGCAATCGCTGAAAGCTCGGTCCTCCATTTTGCTCCTGCTGACTCCACTCGCGGTGTTATCTCTGCACTGATACGACGCATACCTGTGAGCATGGCAGCACTGTCGTCTTTGATTTTCTGTAGGTCATCGCGGAGGCTCACAAGCTCACTTTTGCTCATCTTAGCGAAGCTCTTGCCTCGCTCCTTCCACGTGTTGAAAAGATTGAAGTTGGACGGTTTCGGCCCAAGTATTTCTGCGATTATGTCGGCTTTAGTTTGACTCTTTGCCTTGGCTTCTGAGGGGGCTTGTGGGGCTACTTGCTCGACGTTCTCCACAGGTTTTGTTTCTTGGCGTTCTTCACCCACACGACGCAGCCACTCCATAGGGACGGTCATCTGTGTCTTACCTGTCCACACGACAGCTTTGCCTTCTAGCGGCCCACGGTAACTGACTTCAGTATCCGTGCCTGAGTAAGGTGAATACATGATGAGTTTGTCATCAGGGGAAAACTCTGTTTCTGGCGTCACGACAGTCCCTTTCTCGGCGACGGGTTGGGCTTGGGGAGGCGGGGCTTCCTCTTGGGTTGACTCGCTTCGCATATACTCAAAAAGTGCATCTGCACTTGGAAACTTACGAATCACGGTTCCTTTTTTGAACTGCGGGTTGGCTTTCTCACCTTGAGGAACCCAAGTTGCTTCATCTGCGACAACCGTGAATCCCCCATCCTTTTGCTTCTCGTAGCGCACATACTGTCCATCTGCGAAGAGAGAGCTTTCAGGAGCTGTGCGTGGGGCGCTACCTTTGAACTTTTCCAAGTCTGCTTGGAGATAGCCCATCCAGTCTTTTTTGGCCTGCTCCGGTGTGCGGTTCCGAGCTTCTCGCATCATCTCCGCGATGTCTGTGAACGCCCCAATAGCATCAGCTGTTCTGCGATCAAGTCCCGCATCAAGAGCCTCCTGACGACGCTGCATACCTGTTTTTGGTGCTTGGTTTTCCATCTCCAACCCTACCTCCGTTTCACCAGCGTCCGCAACTACATTTTCTGTTTGTGGAAACTTATCTTCGGTGATCGGAGGCGTTGGAGCCTCTTCACCTGCTGGTATTGGCTCGACGGGCGGGGCGGTTTCTTCGATGGCTGGTTCACTTGGGGGTGTGGGTGTTTCTTTCTGTACAGGCTGTGCCAGAGCGGCTAGGCTTCTTGCGATTGCCTCCTCAACTTTCTTTTCATAGTCCTTCGTGTTCTGCCCCCCTGCTTGCCTAGACAGCACAGCGTCACCCAAATCCTTCACCAGTTTGTTATGCGCGGCTAGAGCCGCAGGATCAGGAACTACAGGAGCAGGAGCAGGAGCAGGAGGACGGGCAGGAGCAGGAGGACGGGCAGGAGCAGGAGCCAACTGCGCGTCTCGCATCGCCTTGAACCTCTCCAAAGCTGCGCTTGCTTGGCTATCGGCAATTGCTGCCGCAGTCGCAGGCAGGACATCCACGTTGGTCATCACTGTCTCAGCGGTGGCAGTCTCAAGACTCTTCGCCATCTCCTTTGTCTGCTCATTCAGGCGACCGATAAAGGCGTCGTTCGATTCCCCTGGCTCCTGTGTCAGGTTGCGTACAGGACTCACCCGAACGTCTGCCGTCCCACGGCCACCCATTACGGTTGGCTTGGCTTCGACTTGCGTTGACGTGGCGGTCGGGCGTGCTGGATTGACGTAGCGCTCGACGGCTGACTCAAGACCTGATAGTCCTGCTTCAACAACGGTCGTCGGGATTGTCCCTTCGACAGTCTGAGCAATAGCCTCCTCTTCAGGAGTGGTAGGCACAGCCAAGTCTCGCGGACGCATGAGAGCACCAGCACCCGCCATCCCACCTTCGATCACACCGGAGCCGACAGCACCGAGAGCGCCTGCCTCTGCGATCTGAGCACCTGTAGCACGGGGGTCTTGGAGATACTCGGTGCCTGCTTCTTGACCACCTTCTTTCAGCATCCCTGCACCGACACCTCTGAGTGCAGAAGCGACTCCACCTGCGCGGGCGGCTTCGAGTGCTTTAGCACCTCGCAGCATTGGGAGCGCGGCTGATGCCAAGTCGATAGGGCTTTCCTGCATGGAGAAAGAACGAGTAACCATCTCCTTGCCAAGTCCTTCTGGCATAGCTTTTAACGTGCGTTCGGCTTCGGGCTTCTGCGCTGCCCACCGACGAAGGCGGGTTTCATACTGTTGATCTGTCTCGGTGACACGATTCTTGAAAGCCTCCCAGCTTTGGGGATCTTTGGTAGCGACGTAATCAGCTAAGAACTGCCGAGCACCTGCTTCTTCAGGTATGTCTGAGTCAGCCCGTGCTGGGTTGCGGTCAGACTGCATGAAGGCTCCAAGTCTTTCTTGGTCGATGTCGCCCATCCGGTCAGCAGCTACGCCTGCTCTGGAGACACTGGATATGAGAGCGTCCACATACGCTTGGGTGTCGGGGTCATCAATGTCTTTGGAGTCATACTCGCCACTCAGCCACCGCTCAAAACCTTGAGGTGATGCGCCTGTGTCCAAATCTTCTCGAAGGCTTTCGAGGAGTGCATCTCGCTGCTCCTGTCGGTCGTTCGGATCAAGTTGCTTGATGCGTTGACCTGCGGTGTCCACAAGACCCTTCACCCCCTGCACAAGGCGAGTGCCTGACCCTGTGTTCGTCAAACCGAGTGCATCGGTGGCTGCAAACACTGCGGCTCCACCTGCTGCGGGAATGGATTTAACTGTCTCCTCAACAGCAGTGCCCACAAACTTGCCCGCCTTAGAGAGCGAGCTTGGCTCGGACTTACCCCATAGGGAGTCCATCAACTGCTTGTGTGACTCTGCATCCAAGCCAGACTTGGCATCAATGCCTACTTGCCGAATGAAGTCTCGGCGTGTGGATTCATCAGACCATGATGGGTGCGTGGTAAGGGCATCGACATCAACTTTAAGTTGGAGGGGATCGTAAGGCATCGGTCAGAATAGTCGCTGGTTAATCAAGGCTGAACTGCCGTAGATTTAACAGGGATTTTCTGCATATCCAATGCTCTTTGCAAAAAAGCACTCGGCTTTGGGGTCGCTACAGGCGCGACATCTTCAGGACGCATCGTGGAGAGCGTGTCATCTGTGACTTTCTGGAGACGCTGATTGTAGCTATCAAGTCGCGCTTTAAGAAGGGCTTTCTCCTCTTTTGTAGCAGCCACTTCATAGGCTTTCTCAGTGCGTTCGATGACTTTGGTCAAGAGGCCCATCTCCTTCTCGGCGGGGTTAGGAGGTGTGGAAGCCTTGGAACGAGACCGATCAAAAGAACGCCGAGCGGTTTCACGCTTCACCTCCACGGGGTCAAACGTTCCACTCTGCGTCCGATACATGTCGAACTGCTCCCTTGGCACCCCTGCCTCTGCAAGCTGCTGCATGAGCGGCTCGTTGAACTGATCGGTGCGGTAGGCTTCCCAAGCATCATTAGCGGTCATGCCTTCATCCAGCATCCGACGTTGGAAGTTCTGGAGAGCACGGGGATCTTTATCCTCCTGAATCTTGGTGTAGAAGTAAGTGCCTAGCTTCTGATCTGCGGGGGTAGCGGCTTGCTGGCGAAACTGCTGATAGTTTTGAACTAATCCCGCATTCCGACCACGGAAGATGTTTGGATTCTCGATGAGCGTCTGGTTGATCTGTTCATCAGACAAGTTTGGAGCTTGATTCAAGAGTTCATTCACCAGTTGATCCGCTTCCATCTGCCTCTGCTCTTGCTGGTAGGCTTCATCTTGCTGAAGCATCGCCCGAGCTTGTGGAGAGAACTGCGTGTTTTGCGAGCCTCCTGCTGGGGCTTTGAAGTAGCTGGTCAGAGGAATATTCCCGAAACCGAAAGTCTGTTCTGGTGTGAGGGCAGGCATAAGTTATGCACCAATCTGGCTGGTTTTTCCCCACATCAAAGTGGAATCGACATTCAAGGTGATGCGACTTCCGCCACGGGCTGACTTGGCTTCTTGATTCAGGAAGTCGAGAGCACGGTCAAAAGCAGCCGATGCCTCTGTAATCTGCCCTGCGTTCTCAAAGGCCCGCATCTTGAGTCCGTAGCGAAGGGCACTCAAACTGCCTGGAATCACCCAGTCGGTCTCATTGCGGAGAGGGATATAGCGTCGATTGCAGATGAGTTGCACAGCCTCCTCAAGTTCCCCTGTCTGATAGCGACGATAGCGAGGGACGGTCTCGCCTGGGTAGTAGGTGCTCAGAAGCGTCGGTGTAGCTCCATTGACCACACTCAAAGTCCAAGGTGCAACGATGGTTGAAGGTGCCTGCACACCGCTCACTACGGAGAACTGCTGCGTTGTCGTGACTGTTGGATTGACGAGAGTGACATTCAGGCCAAGCGACCCATCGGTTGAATACACATCGGCTCCATTCTGATCCAAACCGAACAGCCGCACGACTTTGCCTGCGTCAGAGGCACTCGAAACAGCCAGTCTCAGGGTGCCTGCTGTTGCGATGTCATACTGAGTCACGAAACCATCGCCTAGATCAATCAGCACACCTGACCACGCATCTGCGTCTGGAAGGATGCCTGGACCGCTTTCACTGAATTGGTAGAAAGGCGTAAAGACAGGCACCGGACGACGAAGATAGGACATCACCAGCACTGAGACATACCATCGTGGTAGTGAGAAGTAGTTCAGCCCGTTGACGGGGATCGTCACCAGTGGTGTCTGCCCCTTCCATTTGCCTGAGTTGATGAACCGCTCAACGACCTCGTTCAATGCTGGGATAAACAAAGCCGAATTGATGTCAGTGGCATCGACCTCTGTGTAGAGGGCGTTACGGCAGTCTGAGACGGTGATGCGGGTGTCCATTAGGCTCGGGAAAGGGGTTTGCGCTTATCGGCAAGTTTGACATTAGCTAGCTTGACGCCTTTGAAGTTGTCGGTCTGCGGTTGGAACTTGTCAGTAGCTTGTCCCGTCCCAAGGTTTCCCTGCTTGTTGGCAAGACCCTGCATGACTTCGGAGAAGGGGCGACCATTGACCATGCCTTCTGAGCGTTTGGCTCCTGGGGTTGTTGGAGCAGGCCAACCAGTGCCATACTGCCCTACAAGGTTTTTACCCCCGCCTTGTTCAGTTACCTGCATAGGCGACTGCTGCGTCTCCCTCAACAGCTTTAACCCCGCAGCCCTTTGTTCGAGATTTTGGCGATTTGCAGTGCTCGGATTAGGACCAGCTTGGGGCATGAGTCCGCTCCGCATAGGCACACGACCTTGAATTGGTCCTGCCATGATATTGCCAAACTTGTTCATCTTCGATCCAGACGCGCTGTTGTCCTGATTGAACTTATCTCGAATGGTGTCGAAGGTGCCGTTCCGCTGAGACTGAGCAATGCGCTGTTCACGGGTCTGAGCGAGCATCTGACCAAAACCTTCCACGCCACCTGCTGCGTTGCTGCCGCCGCCACCTGATGCGCTGCCGCCACGATTGAAGAAGCCCGGGTTAGCCGCATACATCGAACCCATCGGATTACCGAGCGTGGAGATACTCTTTGCCCCACGGGATAAGCCGTTCCGCTGTTCAGATGCAAGGCCCACCATCTGACCGTAGTCTTGGGTCGGAGTAAGTTGCCCGTCCTTAACTTTGAAACCGCTGGTTTCTAAGTTACGAGCCATTTCTTGAAACTCGTTTGGTTTTGTTTTGACTCCAACGATTTGCCGTCTTCCACTGGAGTTATAACCATTTGCGTCATACTTGGAGTTGTTTTGAGAAGCCATAATAGCCCTGATTTTACTTGACGATGGGGGTTATGTCAAAGGTTGTTCGTTGCCTAGTTTTAGTCCACTCGTTGAATACTCTTCACGGTCAAAAAGAAACTCCCTTCAGACGGTGGCACAAAGTTTACCGTTTTCCCCGAAAAACCAACTCGAAAGTTATGGGACTCAACCAAGTTGACGTCCCCAACGCCAGTAGTCGTTCCTTTGAACACGTCTATTCCTACTCTTACTGGAAACCTAAAAATACGTTCTTCTTTTTTCTGCCAGCTATACGGTTCGTAACTGCTCTCTAGGTTATTTAGATCGTAGTAATTCCCGAAAAAACTGCTTGAGTTGGCAGGTATTGAGCTAGAACGAAAGGTTATGTTAGCAGATACATAGACAGTTTCTTTTGATAATCCATCGTCAAATACTATTACGTTGTCATCAAGAAAAGCAAAAGGCAAAGCTAAAATAGTTGAATCTCTAGTCACATAAGCAATAGCTCGTTTGTATGTAAAGGTTTTAGTCCCCCCCGGAGATTGTGAACTTTCAGACCTAATTACTGTGTATGTGATGTCCGCCAACAAAACAAAATTCCAATCCTCATCCTCCTCTGCTGCCTCATCCGCAATAGGCACTTCAACGGCAATGCCCATGCCGTTGACGCTGGCACCGTTGCCTGCTGTCGGCTGGACTTGGGCAACTCGGGCAGCGATCTGCTCTTTTGCTGCGCCGTAGAGTTGCTGATATTGGTCGTAGGTCATGGTGTGACGGCAGTGCGGGTTGCCACTATCGTTGTCATCCCATGCGTTACAAGGGTGTCTTCGCTGTCGGCAGTATAGACCAACTCCGACATTGCTAGCGTGATCATCTGGTCAAGCTCAAACCACCAAGCATCCGCTTGTTGCTGGGGTTCCATCGCATCCCATGTAGTCTGTGGAATCATTCAGCGGCAGATATGAGGGATTCTTGGGAGTTGTGGACGGTTGCACCATCGCCCGACATGAACCGAAACAGGTCAAACCTTTGGTCGATGATTTCCTGAGAGCGAGACTGCGTAGCACTAAATTGTGCCTCTTCGCCCTTCTCACCGAGAAGGGTAGCTACCTTGTCCTCGGCTTCAGGGTCGGCGGTCATGCAGCAGTGAAGGACGCGGAAATAGTTCCGACATTCACAAGGGCAGGAGATAGGTTTCCCCCTGTCGTTGGGATGGTGGTAATGTTGCTGACTGTGTTATAGATGACTGCGCGGAAGTGGTATTGTTGACCTGCGGTAAGTCCTGTCACAGTTTTGGTAACGATAGTAGCCGTAAACCCTGCTAGCGTTGAACTACCGCTGTTGATCCAGTTAGTTGCTGATACCAACTTGTATTGGAAATAGGCAGTAGCGGCATCGTGATTGGCTTTGAAGGTGCCCGTAAAAGTAGCCGCACCCGCCACGATAGCTGTTGCTGGACTCACGGTAGCCGCTGTTGGCGCAGTGATAGCCGTGCCGTTTAAGGTCACATCATACGGGTTCTTGAGGCCCGGGTTGCTTGAAGTGATCCGCAGGAAGGCTGAACGGTAGCCAACGATGTTTGCCGCAGGCGCGAACTGCACTCCGAGTGCCGTGCTGCCTCCAGCAGAGATCGTTGTTGCGGGTGTGCTCACGATAATGAACTCGCCTGCAACACCACCGCCGACAGGCGACACAGCAGCGGAGACGCTGTTCAAATCCGCCCCGCCAATGTTAGAGAGCGTGACGGAGGTTGTGGTATTTGTGCCACCGAGGATAGGATTGAACTGGACGATGCCTCCTTCGGCAATCTCGTTAGCCCCTACTTGGAGGATCAAGTCGGGCGATGGAAGACCTGAGAAGGTTCTTTGCTCTTCGAGGATCGACACGCTGCCATTGCTGAGTCCGCCTTGGATGTAGGCGCGAGCGCGGATAGTCCCGCTGACGGGGAGACTTCCGAAAAAGAATCCGGGCAGAAGAGGTCCAGCAACGCTGGTTGCTATGATGCGCCAGCCGCCGCTAATGCGTGCGCCTTGGCCGAGTCGATTCCAAGAGACTCCGCTATCTTGGCTGAGATCAAACACGACTGTCTGGCATTCAGGAAGCGTGCCCCCGCGAACCCATGTGATCTCGGCTGGCCCAACCACAGTGAGGGAGCTATTGACAGGTCCAGCAATCACCCGAGCAAGAGATCTTGGAGAGCCTGCAAGGGTGTAGTTGCCACTCACTAACGCCCTCCCCTCGGGGGGTTGAGGTACGTTATTGATAGGGGGCATATCCACGCTTATGAGCGTAACCCCATAAACGGTGTTCCTAGCGTTGGCTCCGAAGGTGCTGTCTGCTGCCCCCAAAGTCGTGACACGGAACAACCTTTCGGTGGAAGTGAGTGAGCCACTGGTAGAACTGCCAACGATGATGTTACCATCTGTCTGCACCGCGATGGACTGGGCAGCAGTCACGTTGTTGGTGAATGTCGCATCCAGTGCCCCGAGTGCTGTGAAGCGGTTCAAACCTGTCACGGCTCCTGCTGTGTATGGGCCTGACAACAGGACTTTCCCTGTCGCATCTACTGCCATGCTAGCAACCACGGCGCTACCCGATGTCAGTCCTGATGTGAAGGTTGCATCGGGAGAGCCGTCAGAGTTACGACGAGCAACCCCACGTCCTGAGATGGCATCCGTGAAGCTGCCTGAGACGAGAATCTTGTTGTCTGTCTGCACTGCGATGGAGCGGACCAACCCGTAGAAGTGGGAGGTGAAGGTGCTGTCGATAGCCCCTGTTGAAGTGAGTCGAGCTAGGCCTATTCGGTTAAGCCCACCAAAAGTGAGGAATGTGCCCCCGACGAGGAGAGCACCATCAGGCTGAAGCGCAAAGCACCAGACTGAATCTCCTGAGACAAGCCCCATGCTGACGAAAGAAGTGTCCACGGAGCCATCAGCATTGAGACGGGCGATGCCACGGCGAGCGACGCCGTTCACCGTCGCGAACTCACCGCCAATCATCACTTTGCCATCTGGCAGTTGAGCCACAGCTAGCACACGTCCGTTGGCCCCGGCTCCTGCCTGTGACTGCACAACCGCAGAGTCATTGATGTAGGCGTAGCGCCCACGGCTGAGAGCGCTGACCGTCGTGAAGTCCCCGCCCACCCAACTAAGGTCAGTCGGGCTGCGCGAGACAGTGTTGACTGTGTTGTTCGCGATGGGTTGCCATGTGGTGTCGAGAGCGCCGGGACCGGGAGTGCCGACACCTGCAAGCGAAATGGTGAAGGCGGGCGTTGTTGGATCGTCGCTATTGATCGTAACTGTGTCCGTCTTAGAACCCTGAACAGTTGGGTTAAAAGCCAATGTGAAGGACGCTGCCCCACCGGGGAGTACTGGCGTAGTTGGTTGTGCGGGGATTGACCAATTTGTTCCCGTAGGAGTGCCTGTGGAGGTCAAAACTGCCGAGGTTAGTGTTAGATCGTCTAGCCCGCGATTTACAATGTTCACAACCAAGTTACTTGCAACACCTGTCTGCGTGGAGCCGAAGTCTAGGGTGCCGACACCACTGGTGCGAACAATGCCTTCAACGGATACCTCGATAGCAGGATCAACGACAAAAGACACGATCTCTTCAATCATGCCTTCGCTATGTGAGTCCGATGGGAAGGCTCGGGCACGGATCGACCCTGTAACTAAGTCAGGCGTGATTGTGGCTTTCCAGCCTCCGTCAATGCGGGAAACTGTGATTCCCGTAGTGACATAACCTGCACCTATATCTTTTTCAAAGGTGACACGTTGCGCTTCCTGAGTTGCTCCTGACCGAAGCCACTGGACTTCAGAGAGGCTTGACACGCTCAAGACGTTGGATGCAGGGTCATTGTAGAGCCTAGCTACACCATTGCGTGTCAATGCGCCTACTTGCGTCATAGCTCCGCCGACGAGTATTTTACCATCCTCTTGCAAGGCACAGGCATGGATGGCTCCGTTGGCGTTTGGGTTAAAAGCTGCTTCGAGCGTGTAGTCATTCTGGAGACGTGCGACACGGTTGCGGGTCGTTCCGTCAATCGTGGTGAAGTCTCCTCCCAAGATGATCTTGCCATTTACCTGCGTGACCAAAGTTCGGACTGTGGCTGAAGGGGTTGGCGTGCCCGTTATGAGTGTGCCATCAGCTTCAAAAAGAGCTAGCTTGGCTCTCATAGAACCACTCACCATGTTGAAACTGCCTCCTGCGATCACCTGCCCTGCGGCATCGAGATTGACGCAGATGCCTTCAGCATCCAAGCCTGCACCGGGGTCGAAGCTAGTGTCTGTGGTCCCATTGGAGTTAAGTCGGGCGATGCGGTTAGGGATCATGGTGAGAGTATAACCTCTTGAATCAGTTCGTCCAGCCTACTTTGAGGTATGGTAGTGAGCCAGTGTTGGGTCATTTGTTGCACCATTGGGTGCTCTAGCGTCTTGTAAAGGTGAAGCCAGCCTCGATAGTAGTTCTTGATGCGGGCATCGTTGCAGCTTGGGTACGAGCGTTTGGGCCAGCAGAAGCGGTGCATCCAGCCCATTGCAGGGTGACATAGAACCTGTCCTCTTTGCTTGCGAACCTTTTCAGCGAAGAACCACTCTTCGGCTCCGAACCCTTGGAAGTTAGGTAGATTGGTTGGAAAGTGCTCACGCCAGAAGGAGAAGCACCCCATGCCTTGCATGTGTATCTCAAAAGGCTCGGTGCCCTTAACCCCAACTTCGTCAGTCCCCCAAGTGCCAAAATCCTGTCCTCGCCACACGGGATTCATGTGAGTCGAACGAGACTTCAGGCAGTTGTAAACGAGCGGACCTGTGAGTTGATTTCTTGACCCTTGGTTCGCCTCCCACCATTCCAAGAGTCTGTCGATGAAGCCAGTCTCTAACAGCACATGGCAGTCCAGCCCGAGAACAACATCCCCTGTGGCGTGTTTGAAAGCATCGTATTTGACGAAGCTGCTTTGGCGATCTTCGACATGAATCCATCGGCTGTTCGGAACCGCTGAGAGAAAGTGTTTTGTAGCTTCCAAGTGGTCGCCTTTCGGGCTGTTGTCGAGCACCAAGAACTCTGTGTCCGCTGGTAGCTTGTGATGCATACGGAGCGACTGGACGGTGAAAAACACGCCGTCGTAGTCGTCGTAGCACGCCATTGAGATGGTGAGTTTCACGGAAGTACGAGAGTGGTGTTGTATCCTGATTCAATCACGACATACCCTAGACCTTGGTAAAGTACCAGTGTGTGCTCCAGTTTTTCAACGGGTGTGTTTGAGTTAGATTCAAAAAATATCTTCTTTGGTAGCCAAGACCTATCACGCGCATTAGTAACAAAATCGCGGGCAAAACCATCAAGGATGATAGTGTCGTGCCCTTCCGTATCAATCTTCAGGTAGCCCACACTGCCGATGTTGAACCGCTCGTACAGTTTGTCCAAGGTGGTCATGGGGACTTGCTCACGCTGAATTCGCTCAAGAGGAAGCTGTTTCGAGTTCAAGTAGCCTTGAATGATCGGGTGGATGTCATCAATCCGTGTGCAGCCAGCCAGCCACGTTGGAAGCTCGTACTTCAAGATGTCCTCCCTCGATACAAAGACAGCCTCGCAGAACCCCTCTTGGTCTGACACAGCCTCTACTAGTTTGATCACATTCGGGGGGCTTGGTAGAACGTCTAAGTACCGCCCCACTGGCTCAACAGACAGCCCTCTCGCCGTTTGGGGTGCCGAAGCTATTTGAGTGTCAAAATCACAAGTCCCAATTTCGATAAAATCAAAGTGCTCTCTTTCTTTCGGCCACTGCTTAAAAGGCAGAAGTCCTGTTGTAACGCCTGAAGCATTCAAAAGCTCACAGCCAAGGTTTGCGGCGTACTTTTCCGCTTGCTTGAACAGTCTGACCAATTCTTGTTCCCCAAGCCGAAGTGGGTCGGGTGTGCCGTGCCCATAGAAAAAATCAGGTTCAAAAGTTTTGAAGAATTCCTCCCCCCATTTAATTGCGTCTATGGGGTTAGCACCTCCGAAGAGATCGTGAGGAGTAGGTTGCTTGGCTTCCCTCCATGTTTGAGTCTTAGCTTTATTGTAGTCGTGGTCAAAGCCGAGATGTAAAATCCGCTTCGGTTTGAAGGTGTCTAGTATCCAGAAAAGACCTTGGAAGTACAGTGTGTACCCGATGTGATACTCTGGTCGCTCAAACTGCATACCCAACTGTTCACACATACGCCCGGGCGAGTCTTTGTATTCGTAGTAGCTGACTACCTTTGCCCCATGATCTTTCGGGAGGAAGCCAGACGCAGGAAAATCCCCTGAATGCACCCAGTAGTCTAAGGTATTTTTGTCGAAAACCTGCCAAGAGTTATTGACCGCGCATGTTACATCTACCGATGATAATATCTTAGATGCCTTTCTTGCGGATATGCCACTGCCTACATAGAGCACTACGTCAGTCATATCTTATGGTGGGGCTGTTGTTGTCGTTGGAGGCGCTGTTGTTGTAGTCGTAGAGGTTGTCGTAGTTGGGGGCGCAGTCGTTGTAGTCGTAGAGGTTGTCGTAGTTGGCGGCGCAGTCGTTGTAGTCGTAGAGGTTGTCGTAGTTGGGGGCGCAGTCGTTGTAGTCGTAGAGGTTGTCGTAGTTGGCGGCGCTGTTGTAGTAGTCGTAGAGGTTGTCGTAGTTGGCGGCGCTGTTGTAGTAGTTGGAGGCGCTGTTGTAGTGGTCGTCGTCGTTGTTGTAGTGGTCGTAGTGGTCGTGTTGCTGGTATCCGACCAATCTCCGACAATGAACATGTCCCCGTCTTGGAGCATCTGGATGCCATTCACTCTGCCGGGGCTAGTGACTGAGCCAACTTCACTGGTAAACCCTGCGTCCAAGGTGCCATCAACATTCAACTGTGCGAGGTAAGGTTTAGCTCCACCGCCAATAGTGGTGAAGTCGCCACCTACCATGATCTCACCGTCTGAGCGCAAGCCCAAGCAGCGGACTACCCCATTAGCGTTGGGGTCGAAGGTAGCGTCAATCACACCAACTGAGTCGAGTCGGGCGATGCGGTTACGGGCAGAAACATCGACACTGGTGAAGTCTCCGCCAATGATGATCTGCCCATCAGGCTGAACAAGCACGCAGCGGACGATGCCGTTAGCGCCGGGATCGGTGTCAAAGGTAGCGTCCACGGAGCCGTCTGTTGCATCCACTCGGGCGATGCGGTTGCACGTCACGCCATGAACCACAGTAAAGTCACCGACGATGATAGCCTTGCCATCTGGCTGATATGCGATGCCGTAAACGGTGCCGTTGGTATTGGCATCCCAATCTGGGTCAACCGCGCCGGGGGCTGTTGGGTTCTGACTCTCTCCGGTAAGGTTGACGGTAAAGGGGTTCTCGTTCTCATCGCTGCTGCCAATCGTCAGGACCGCCGTGCGAGTATTTGAGATAGTAGAGTTCTCTTCAGGCGCAAACCGCACTGTAAAAGGAGTGAAGCCTGATGGGGCTAGTGTTGTTACCAATAGACCGGGGTCTACGATAGAGAAACTTGGGTTGTCCTGCGTGATGCTAGCCGTCAACAGTCGGAGAGTGTCGTTCCCAACATTTCGGATGTAGAACACTTCGTCAGACGCACTACCTGTGGTCACGGTTCCGTAATCAACTGTGCTACTACCATCAACCAGAATAATGTTGGTGGGAGCTTGGACCAACTCAACCTGAATCTCCGCAGCGACTCCAGTGCCCTGAACTTTCAAGATGTAGGTCGTGGCTGCGTTGGTGGTGATGATGATTGTGGCACGCTTCAAACCTGCTGAAGTCGGAGTAAAAAAAATGTTCCACGGGGTCGAAGCGGATGGGGACAAGGATACAGGTAAATCCCCAAGAGTGAAATCGTTGAAGGTCGTATCGCCGACAGAATACGCCGATTTCACAGCGGAGAAACCCGCCAGTGTCTCCAATCCTATGTTTGCCAGTGTGAGAGCTAAGGTCGATTGTACCGCTACTGATGTCTCTGGAGCCGTCGTCAAAGATGAAGGGTTACTATTGCTGATGATCTCCTGACCCTGATTTTCAATTAAAAGCTCTGGCTGGGGGTCTGTGAAGGCGATGCAAAGACGGCTAGTTTCCGAAAGGAGGGGGTTTGCAGCTTCACAAACGAGCTTGGCATAGTAAGCAACTCCGGGAGTGGCTCCCGTTATATCCGTAGTGGTCAAGGTTGGGGGAGCGTTGACCGCCAAATTCTGCGTGTGCGTGCCAATCGTCTTGGCGTTATAGTCACCCAAGAAGCCACTGCCAAAGTTTGGGTCAGTAGATACCGAAAGTTTTAGGGTTCCTGTCACCGTTTTTGCATTGACGGTTCCCGATAGCGTGAACCCACGCGCTGTTCCAGCAGTCTGAGTTAAGTCGATGTTCGTAGCCACACCCGCCGTGCTAGGTGCGTTGACATAAAACATGCGTGTCAGATAGCCACCTTGGTCGGGAGACACCGTGACACGGGCTAATACTGTTGCAGGCCAACGTGGCGGAGTTGTCGCAGGGTATTCTGCGTAGAACTGGGTATCTCGAATAAATAAATTCGAGTGCAGGCAGGCGGGGATACGGATGCTCAACTCAGACCCTTGGAAGACAATCTCTGTTTTCAGCATGGGTGTTTCCGAAGGAATCAAGGGGGATACTGCTACCCAATTTGCAGAGTTAAAAGTCGAGCCAGATGTGTGAGCTACGGTGCATTTGTAGTAGGTTGGGGAACTCCCAACTACAAGAGTGATATATGCACCAAGGGCATAGACCGTAGAGGGTGCCCATACCGTGCCTGTATTCCAGCCCGAATCCCCATTGAACACGGGTTTTGCAAGGGTCCAGCGTTCAACCAAGGTGTAGTCGCAAGGTCCATCAAAAGCATCGGCTAGCCAGACAGGGAACCAAGAATATGTGCGGACTGGAGAGTACACATTGCTTGGATCGGAAAGTATTGCTTGGATGTAGATGTAGTTGAGAACTCTCGGCCATGAGTAGTTGTCACGATAGAAGAGAGTCCTCGAAGCCACCCCAAGATTGGCGTTGCCCGCTAGTCCTGCGGCTTTTCTTGTCGTGGACGTGGACCAAAGTGAGTTACTCGGGTCAACAGTTTTGTAGCTTCCCGAAGGATCGACCACCGTGCCTAGTGTGCCAGCGGCTACTTTCTGGCTCACTGCCCCGCGAAGCTGGTTCGTGTCCAGATCGACGGAATACTGCGTCTGCGTATCCGTGATCTTCTCCCGACTCACTTGGACCGCTACATAAAGGCTGTCGAGTTTTGGCTCGCCAATTTTCTGTTCCTGCGTTGCCGTGATAGCATACCCCGTTGTGTCAATCGGAGGATTTGGGGGAGCAGGATAAGTCGTCGCAGGGTTAGCAGGCAGCGCCACATAGTCTGCTCTCGGGATGATGAACGTCTGTGTGATAGACTTCCACTGCCCTGAATCGCTGATCTCGTAATTGTAAAGATTTTGCGTCTCTTGGTCAGCTACATACCAACGCTGGTAGTTACCTTGCTCGTCTGCCTGCGTCTGAAGGCAGAACTTGTGGTTCGGCCAAGACTTGAGCTTGGAGATGGTATCATGCGGTGTCCCGTAAACAGGGATTGAGTCGTTGGGCGACTGGACGACATTGAAATTCTCAACAACGAAAACATCCGTCGATAGCGGAGTAAATGGAACCCGTTGAGCGGGCAGTAGCTTGGAGGCGGAATTTGCGAGTGCCATATAGGGAGAACCTACTCTGTCTTCAGCGCACTAGCAAGTAATCCCGAACTTGGTGTTGCAGGGTCACGATGTCGCCTTCGTTGGCAAAGCTGTAGTCAATCAGATCGCGAGAGACCCCTGCTTCCGAAGCATGTTCCATCTGAGGAGCACTGGCGCGAGTGATCTCTACAACAACTCCCCCCATGTTACGGACCAATTCGGCTTCATTGTCGAACCGAATATCGTCTATTACGATGCCCCGAATAATGTCGCTTTCGACATCGCCAAGCAGCGTCTCTAGCCGAGCACGTCCTGCACGAATCCAGATGTCACCACCAACCATGTTGCGACCCCAATCGGTTCCCAAGGTCTGATACACTTCGCGCAGAGTTTTCCCACACAACTCGGGCGGACGAGCTTCTTTGTCCGTGCAACTAGTGAGGCATCGCACCATTGCCTTCAATGGCTCGGCAAAGGACATTCGATCATATCCGATTGAGATAAAGGCGTTCGCTGCGGTGGTTTTCCCTGATTGAGCTAAACCTGTGAAGGCGATGATTGGGTTTTTCATATTTTTGATTATCAAGCGAACTTTGCCGCAATCGCATCCGCCAGTGCTTTGCAAACTGCAAGGCGTGTCGTCGTTGAAAGCATCAAAGTGCGGTCTTCTTTATTGTCGATGAAGCCGAGTTCTACCAACCAACACTTGTCGAACTCCATGACGGCTAGAGATGTGTGCTGTGAATCCTTTTCAGTCTTCACGCCACGGTCTTTAGTCCCCATAGCCTTCACGATGGCGGTATTCAATACTTTGGCAAAAGCTCGGTCATCCTCGCCACGGAAGAAAGTCTCCGTGCCTCTGGCGTTGCCATCTGCGGCATTGCAGTGGAGTGAGATCATGCACACGGCATTGTAGGCTTTAGCGATGTCATCTCTGCGAGACACAGGGCAAGGGTCTTTGTCATCGACTCGGGTTCGCACAACCTTGAAACCTCGGGCTACCAACTCTAGGCGCAGCACGTTGGCATAATCCATCACGATGGCGGCTTCTGTGTAGCCGTTGCTTTCAGCCCCCGAGTCATAGACGAGAGCTTTTCGGTTAGCCATCCCGTGTCCAGGGTCTAGGCAGATGATTTTCATCGGTTCTTTTTGTTCTCCAAATCTTGTTTCCTCTCCTGTTCCGCCGCTAGGTCACAGCTTACAAAGAGAGCGATTACCGTGAGTGCTCCAAAAGACACTAGGGCAAACGTGATACCACAAAAGATGCCGATAAAGTCCATTTAGTAAACCCTCCCCTGAATGATCTTGTGATTGGTAACCTCGTAGTTGCCGTCTGGCTGGGTTTCAACCCACACAAATCCATGATTCCAGCGATTCACGATGGCGTAATCGGGCGACAAATCGCAGAGGCAACCAGTGCTCCAACACGACGAGAGCTTTTTGTTAAGACCTGTGCTTTCGGTGTGCTCGCTTGTTCTGTGCCAGTGCCCACAGATGAGGGATTCTTGCACCCGCATCCAAATGCCGCGAGCAGGATTGACTGGTGACGACATGCCCTGCGGCAATTCGTGCCCATGATAAATTGGCAGGTTGCCTAACCGAATGAGTGTAAGTGATGGGACAAGCTCAATGTTGAGTTCGTCAAACTTGAGCAACACGGGAAGCTCGAAATCCGAAACGCCGAGGAGCACTGGAGCATTCTTAACCAAGAACATTTCCATGCGTGCCTCATGGTTGCCAATTTTGTAGAGGATTCTGGCTTTGGGAAACTGAGCGCGGAGGTGGAAGAGGAACTGACGGATTGCATCAAGCTCGTCGGAGAGCGATCTGCGCGGGTCTTTATCGTGTCGGGATACACCATAAAAATCACCTATGTCTCCGTTGAGGATAACCACATCGGGCTTCTTTTTCTTACCGTGTGCGATGGCAGCGGCAACGGCGACCTCATCGTGGTAGGGGATGTGAATGTCTGACAAGATCAGCACCTTCAATGCACCATCGAGAACGATTGGCTTGCGTGAGGTCGCCTGTGTCTTCGGCATGATATTCTTCTGCCAGCCGAGCGGCTTAAAATCACTTTTGTTCGAGATGTGTGTTTTGTGACGATCCCCCTTTGCTCCCCGAACATGTCTGACTGTGTTTCGAGCATTTTCCAATGACGGAAACACCTTTGGCTTTTCCTTAAACATCACACGGGCAATCGTGCGGTTTTCCACGTCTGGGAAACGTGCGATGAATTCTCTGGCGATTTCGGTTTTGGTCATGCGGTTTGTTAGCTGTCGGTTTTTCGGTAGCCTTGTTTCCAAAGCGCGTGGCCCATAAGGCGGCCAGCGCGTAGAACTTTTTCTTCAGTCCAATCAGGCGCGATGTGATGGATGATTTCGTGACAGACAATTTCAATACGCTTTTTGCCTTTTAGGCGTGAGTCGATTTCAATCGTGCCGTCACTCCAGCAAAGGCCATGCGCGCCGTGTTTGCCGAGCTTGCGTTCTGTTATGGTCGGCGGCTTCGGCATGGGTAAGATCACTGCGCCCTGCCAATGGTTAGGGCGCGGGTAAATGCTGCCTGTGAATAGAGTTTCTCACCTGTGGCTTTCCATCGACCTTCCGCAAACTGATACTCGACACCTTCAAGACTTGTCATTGAGGTCGGTGTGTAAAGTGCCGACAAGTTTAGAGAGGACTCTGCGCTCGCGGTCGAGTGACTCGATTTGCAAGAGAGCAGACTCAGTAGCGCCAACACTAAGCCGAAGTATTTCACGATCAATTTCATGGAGTCGTTGAAAGGGTTTCGAGGCATTTACCGCTAGCCAGACCCGCAAGGCCAACTGGAGCAGGTCAAGGAAGGAAAACATAAAAATGGCGCAGGGTCGGGACTTGCACCCAACTGTAGGCTACGGTTTATCAGGTCGCTCCTTACCCTGCATTTTGTTATTTGCGACTGAACTTGCCGATGAAATCAGCAAATGCCTTGATCGCCTTTTCTGGCTGTTCGCCGGGGATGAAGGCAAAAAGAACAACGAGCGATGTGCAGACGCCAGAGAGAGCGCCGAGCAGGGAGAGCCAGTCGGTAGAGAGTAGGAGTGGTAGTAAGTCTTTCATTATTTGCGGAGGTTACGGATTGCACTGATACAGCCAAGGATACCAGCAAGGGTTCCAACTGCAAGTGAGGAAAGTTTGAGCCACATCTCCATATCAGCATGGGTAGCTAACGAACTGATGAGAGCTACAATGGAGCCGATAAATGGTGTGGTGTGGTCGTTCATGGTTCAGATTCGCAAAAGTTATCGTCAGGGATGAGTTCCAGCACTTTTGCTTTTACGACTTCAGCAGTGGCATCGATGACCAGCTTATTCCGAGTCTCAGCAGCAGCCCCAAAAGCTTCACAGAGTTTTAGGATATTGTTTCGGAGTTGTTCTGGATTCATGGGTTTAGTTGGGTTTCAAGTTGTGAGATCAGTGCTTGACGCTCTTCGTATGGGAGTGCAGCAGCTGCGTTGCCAATACGTTGCACCGCACGCTCATAAGCAGTAGCTACATACCCATCAACAGCAAACATGAGGACGTGGGTTAAATAGCTATCGTCTGTAAAAGCTGTCGAACCTGCTGGGAGTGCTGCATTTTCACCAGCAATAACTCCAGCTAGTGCGTCAGCTTGCTCTTGGGTGAAGGTAAGGTTTAGAGTCATAGATTTGAAAGAAGTACTTTATACTGAGTTCCGTTTACTTTGATGAGTGCTGTGTGGGTGCAGGCTATCACACCAGCAGCCGCAGTTTGCCCCATGATATTGATCCGTCCTGTTGTGCCTGCTGGTGTGATGTTGATGTCCACATTAGCTGCTCCTGTTCCAGCACGTTCAGCAGCTATACTAACTAGTGTGCCAGTGCAATGTATAGAAGCACGAACGTAATTGCTCGCATTGTTGTAGAAACCATAGATGTGGAATCGGTTTGTTACCGTTCCTGCATTGGTGTCTCCACGAATAGCTAATGTGTTGGCTTGACTGTCTCTACGAAGCTGAGTGTCTGCCCATCCGATTGGGTAAGAATTAGGCCAAACACTTTGTTCGGTTATTAAAATACCCCCAGTTGCAGGCGTGTAATACGCTACATTTTCTGGGACTTGGCTAGTGTTTAATTCGAGGCCAGCAGATTTGCCTGCATCGCTGTTTCCAATCGTAATTTGGGATCCAGAGAGACTGGCATAATACTCATTTTGACCAACCAATACATAGTTAGGCTGAATAGCAGTCCCACTAGTGTCATTTTGTATGCTAAGTTGAGAATTTGTAAGACTTGAGTTTCCTCCTAAATTTAAAATATTGTAGTTTAAATTTAAGTTGCCAGTCAAAGTGCCCCCAGCGAGTGGAAGAACTCCAAGATTGGTTCTTGCCGCTGCATTGTCTGCGGATCGAAGAAAAGTATCAATGTTGGCGGAGACGTTTGGCATAAAAGGTCAAGTCCGTTGGTTTTGTATAGTTAAGAAAGGATTTCTGCTTTGCGGTTGGCTGTCAGGATTCCTTCGGCTGTGAGGATGTCTAACCCCTGTGAAAGCTCTACTGAATCGTCACGGATACGATCCGCTCCAAGTCCGATCATGCGCCAATAAGCCACTTGCGGATTTGTGGATAGTCCGATGGCAATTACCTCCGATTGGGTGAGCTTCGTTTGCAGAAAGTCCTTTGGTGTCATGCACCATTTAAGTTGGATATTCATAAATTAGTAAACTGCGTTTCCTCCTATATCGACGGTTGGTGTGAATCCAGTGTAGGAACATCTGCCAATAAATGTACCACTGGTGTTTGCTGCTATCGAGCCACCCGCAGGGCGAAGGTCACAGTTATCAGCAGAAAATTGGTTGGCAGTGCCACCACCCCCACTTCCGGCGTTAGCCTGTGCCGATAGCACCAGACAGCCCCTTCCATTTATCGTGATGGTTCCAGCATATCCCCCGAAGCCGGGACTTTCAAAACCAAAGCCATCGCCACCAGTACTGTCTATGTGGTTAATTTTACAGTCACCAGTTACTATCATATCGCCCCCATTTCCGCCATTAAGACCATTAACCTCTAGTGGATCGCTTCCTGTGCCTCCTTTTGCATATGCAGTTAAAGCGCATTGGTTTGCTTCTATGGTAAGACTGGGTGAATTTGTGGCTTGCACCGAATTCACGTTTGCTGGAGTAACTGAAACCGTGAGGTCTGTTGCGTAGTTCCCACGTCCCGAAACATTCTTCAAACTTGAACTAATAGGTCGGTTGCTGACGGTTACATTAAATGTCCCAACTCCAAACTGGATTACAAAGCTCACTCCTACCGCATGGCCCGCAGCCTCGGCGGCTGTGCCTGTGGCGTAGGGCAACGCAGGATTACCCACGGCTCCAGTGCTATCGTTGCCCATTGTCTCGACGTAATAGACCTTGGGGGTCGAGATTACCCCAGATACACCCAGATTAGTTCTTGCCGCTGCATTGTCTGCGGATCGAAGAAAAGTATCAATATTGGCGGAGACGTTTGGCATAAAAGGTCAAGTTAAGGAGTTGCGTAGTAATCGCTGCCATCGGGTGTGCGATAGTCGGCGCTGCCATCTGGAGTGAGGTAAGCGTCACCGGGAAAGCCGCCGCCGCCCAAAGCACAGGCGATCAATATCTGTTGGAGGAGCGTTTGTTGAGTCGTCGCGATATTGCTCGTCTCTATGACGACTAGCGTTTCATTAACTTTTTCACTTGAGGCAAAGGGGGAAGCACTCATGCAGTAGCAGCGAGTACGAGGATTTGTTGAAGAAGTGTTTGCTCAGTTGTAGCGAGAGGCGACCCGCCGAGAGCGGTGATAGTGTTCTGCATCGGGTCTCCCCCGACTGCATTACGATTTGCCAAAGCCATAGCGATCTGCTGATAGAGCTTCTGATTGGTCGTGCCTACATACGGCTCACCGATGATGGTCAGGGTTTCCTGAATCTTGGCGTCTGATGCAAAAGGGTAGGCGTTCATGGCGTGTAGTTCTTAGGAGAAGCCTCCCAGAGTTGTCGCTCTGGGAGGCTCAAGACTATCTAGTTGGCTTACCTTAGTAGGTGCAACCAGAACCAGTGATCTGCGGGCAGCGCTTCCAGATGATAACGTAGCCGTACTGCACCTTGATAGGCTTGTAGGCGGCGTAGAGCTGGGAAGCCCAGTAGCCCATGTTCTTCATCAGGTTGATGGAACCGTCAAGATTCACATCTGGATTGCGCCAGATGACCTGTCCGTTGTAGTTGTATCCACCAAAGCTGGTGTCGCCACCAACTGAGGACACTGCTTTTGGCACCAAACGATGCACAACGTCCTGATGCCAGACGAAGGCGGCTTCGTAGCCAGCACTCACATAAGCAGGATTCAACACCAGCTTGGTGCCGATGGTGGCAGCAGCAGTGGTGTAGAATGGCACCTCGACGTAAGCACCATTAACGAAGTTGTAACGAGGCATCTTGTTGTCGATGATGTGCATGTAGCCACCGTAGGCGCTATCCACATTCCAGTTCTTGAGCAGCGCAGCATCTTCACCCTTGCCCATTTCAGCAAAGCGGAAGTCTTCGCGAGTGCTAGCATCGCCTTTGACGATGGTGCGATGACCTTCGCTGGATGTGATTAGAGGAAGCTGTGGAGCTGCGTTTTTGAACGCATAGGCTTCTTCACCACCGCCGTCTTGGATGATCTGAGTGTACAGAGTGTCCAGGAGGTTTTGGTTGATCTGGAAGTCAGCTTCGGCGGCTGGCAACGTCGAGCCGCTGCTGCTGGTGAGCGAGGAGTCGAAGATGATCTTGTGACCCGCGTTCGTAATGAACTGGGCCTTGTCGCGATCTTCCCAGAGATCCACAATGGTCTGGATGAACTGGCTGCGCTTGTTGGCAACCTGACTCTTGAAGTCGTAGGAACTCCAAGCATCGTCCAAACAGATGGTGTCTGAGGTTTCCACGCGCTTGTAGGCACTCCAAGTCAGGAGGTCAATAGCGGAGCTAGTGGTTCCTGGGGAAGGCGCACAGTTGTTGCCATCACCTTCTTCAGGCTGGACAGCGACCCAACCCGAACCACCTGTGCGCTGCGAGCGCTGAGTGACTGGAGTGGAGAAGTTGAAACCCATGCCCTGTGGGAGCACGTCTTTCTTGATGAGGGCGGATACACGTCCACGGACGCGCATAATATTGTAAACATCACCTTGGATTCGGGATGCGTCGGCGACGAACATTGGTTCGATATTCATAGTAGGGGAGGGGGTCTTTGGGTTTGGTTGTCCCCCTGTGCCTCAAGCTCATGCCGATAGCAGTCAGGAGACGGTTGTCTCTTGCACTGGCATCGGGGGAGCTACCCCAACTATGTGATTTAAGCTCTGTCGCCTTTGATCATTGAGCGAGCTACCTCAATCCGCAAAGACACGGTTTTTAAGCTCGCTATGACTCTCTGATAATTTCGGTAGAAAGTCAATAGGGAAAGTGTAAAAAGAAAAACCCGCCTCCCTTTCGAGAGACGGGTTATTTTGAGGGTCATTGCAGTCTAAGCCTATTCCGTGTGCTGGCCTCATTAAAGACGCGCCCTTCTCAAATTATCGAATCCCCATCGCTGCCAGTCCATCTAGCAACGACTTGCCTCCATCTGGACCTGTGCGAGGTGCTGGTCCTTGACGATTGGCTTCGCCTGGGCCTGCGCTTGCGCCTGAGCGACTCTTGGCGAGCTTCTCAAGACTGGCGTTCTTTTGAATAAGACCATTTAGCGTCTGAATGAGGTATGGCATCGCGGCAGCAACCTGTGCTTGATAAGCTGCGAGCATCGGCTTCTCGGAGGGGTTAGCCAGTGCTGCTTTCTTCATGGCTTCACCGACCTTGGGGTCATCGAATAACCCTGGGATCTTCTTCAGATTGGCTTCTAGTTTGCTGTAAATTTCTGTCGAAGCGGCTTTCAACTCGGCTTGTTGCTTCTCGGACATGCGGGCCTGCTCAATCTGCTTCTGCCCTTGGAGGGACTTCTGAATTTCGGCAGCGTTCGCCTTCAACTCATTCATCTTGGGCACCACGTTCTTGTGGAACTCGTTGGTGGCTGTGATTGCCATCTGAATCGCGTCTTCTCCGACCTCGTTCTCAGAGGCGAGCAAGGCTTTGCGAATGGCACCCGCCCGTTGGAAGGGGTTGGCGATGTCAAGTGATTCGTATAGCGCAGTCGCTTCCACACCTGCATACTCAGCCACTTGGTCAAGCGTGTTCCTGATTTCACTCATCGGGGCAATCACTTCCGCCTGATACTCTGGAGTCTCTTCAATAGCGTAGGCTGATCGAAAGTTACGGAGTTCTGCAAGCTCAGTCTCTACTTCTGGAGCGAGTTTAGGTTCCGCCTTCTCCAGTTCGATAATCTTGGCTTTTAGAGACTCAACTTCTGGCTTAAGTTTGTCCAATTCTGTCGCTTTGGCTTTGAGTTCGCCCCACTTCGCTGTTTGAGCTTCGTTCTTGAACGTCGGTTCTGGCACAACCTCTTCCTTCTTGGCTTCAAGCTCCTTTTTCTCTTCTTCAGTCTTGATCTCAGCTTCCCACGGATTGTCGAAGTCTTTGAGTGCCTCAGTCGGTTTGTCCACATCAGGCGCTAGATTGGCTTCAACCACCTCTGCTTTAACCTCGGCAACGGGTGCCTCAACGACGGGTGCCGCTGACTGACCTTTGTTGGAGTGGAACTGCGAGATAGCTGAGTCCAGCCCATCCATCAGTGACCGTCCTCCATCAGGTGTGGGGACGGAAGGTGCTAAGTTGGTGGATTCGATGTTAGTTGTGTCAATCATGGGTTTTTAGAGATAGGTAGGGGGATTGGTTGGAAGTCAGCAGCAATGTGATCAAACTCATCAGGGTCTTCGGTCAAGGCTTCATTTGCGTTGAATCGACGTGCCAACCGCTTCAGTCGATCAAGGATAGCATTGGCTCCTTGGAGGAAGTGATAGTAATGCGCGAGATTAGTGTCGGGGTGCAGCCCTGGAACTTGGTCAGGCAGACTATTTCTCGGGCGAGATTCGTCACTGAGGATGCTGAGAGCCTGCTTCATTGAGGTCAGAGCAAGGGCTTCCTGCAACTGGGTGACAAGTTCCGCTGACTTGCGGAAGTGCATTTCGGCATCCGACGTGGGGAGAGTTGTAGTGGTCATACCGTGGTAATTTCAGATTATGGAAGACTTTCCATTTATCGTCAACTACTTCTTGTTCGTTTGCACAGGTTTGTTAGAGCCTTTGACCTTGAGGCTGGTCTCCACGTCCTTCACTGCCATGTTCTGCCTTGCCTGCGCGGCGTCGAGGTAGGTGCGGGTGCGGATGGCTTCTGTCTCAGCAAGGGTCTTGGCAGTGGTCGCCTGCTCCTTGGCTGTAGCTGCTCTCGCGGCTGCGTCGGCGTTGGCAATAACAAGACCTGCTGGCACACCCCCATAGAGATCGCCCTCGGCTTGACCGCTTGCTTCAAGCTCACGTTGCGATTCGGCATCAAGGTGCTTGCGGCTGTTCTTGATGAACTCACCAAGCTGCTGAAGGTTCTCTTTGAACTGTGGCTTAGCTGGGTTCATGTCGGAGAGCATCGGCATGTGCTCCTCATTACAGTGCAGCCACACAGGCTCCATCTTGTCGATAGTATCGCGGAGGAGATCACCGCCGTCTGTTCCCGGCTTGAGTGCTTTGATCTGCTCGCCAAAGCCTTCGTTGATGGCGTTGAGGAACTCAGTGTGCTTCTCAAGGTGGACGAAGTGGTCTTGGTTCGGCTCGAAGGCTGGTGGTTGACCCAGCGACATAAGACTGTTCTCCATCTGTGCAACTTGGGCATCGACAGGAGGACGTAGCCCTGGCTCATCGGGAACGAGTTGATTGGCGATCTGGAACCCTGCGTATGACGCGGCAGTCAGTCGGTTGAGGTAGCGTTGACCTTCTGGATCAAGCTGACCGCCAAGGCTTTGATTCAAAGCTGTGACTACTGAACGGCGTTCGGAAGCGCTGCCTTTGCCGATACCTGAGTTGACTTCCATCGCGTCAAAATCGACGTTTTGCAGAATGTCGATGACTTGCTGTACATCAGTTACGCCGAGTGGTTGCAAGCGAGTGAGCAGCCAGTTATACAGCTTGTGGACTTCCCTGCCGCCTGGATCAGACGTAAGGTAGTCTTCACGGCAAACTCGTTTGAGTGTGGTGCAAAGAAGTTTTTCCCACGCAGCCATAAACATGCTAAAGGAAGATGCCTGTAAACTGCCCTGCATCTCTGTCTCTGTCTGTACTTGCGTAGCGGTCTTGCGCGTCCGGTCAGTCTGAGCCGACAAGACTGGAGCAGACGAAGCAGCACGGGCTTGAACAAGTCCGTTGATGACTTGAAGAGCTGGGGACAGGTTGCTGTTTACATCGGGGTGATTGACTTGTTGGAAGTTCAATCCCGAAGCCATCATCATGTACGGCCCCATCGGTGTGAACATCTTCTCCACATTCAAATCCTCATTGTCTGTGGATATATGCGGAGTAGCTGCAAACATCGCATTGTCCAGCAGCTTGTTGATCATCTTGTTCTGACCTGTAGTGGACGAGAACATCTTGTAGCCTAGACCACGAATAGAGTGGAAGTTTCCTGTGGTGCCGACGTTTTCGATGAAGGCTGTGATCAATTCACTGATGTCTGTGAATTTACCCTCGCATTTATATAAGAACTCACCCTGTCCATCGAACCTTGAGACGTAGTGACTGACTGTGCCATCCAGCTCGCGGATGTAGCCGTGAATTACTCGAACTGTGTTGGCTGTGATGCCAAAGCTAATGTCGTTACCCTTCCAAGCGCGACTAACGGCTTCTGGGTCATTAACATCGAGTCCTTTTGATCCGCTGGTTTCCTTGATAGCTTCAAGCACAGCCGCTTTGTTCCAGTACCTCTTGTAGCCTTCTTCTGGAGATTGCGCGGTTGCTGGCTTCTCCATGACGGCATCATCTTCGGTCATCTCGACCTCAGTGAACTCGCCCATCTCTGGCTGCTCAACTTCTTCCATCTCATCTTCCATCTGGAAGGCTTCTTGATATGACTCTTCCCCTTCATCCTCTGATCTGATCTTAGACATCAGCTCATCGGGGCGCATATAGTCTTGGCAGGTAATGACATCAAGGTAGTTGACATCGGCGGGTGTATCGCGTGGAAACTTGAGATCATCCAGTCCTTTGACAATCCACTGCCAGTTATAAGGGTCGTTATGCAGAGGAAGCCCCACACCTTCAGAGACATAGAGGTTCACCAGTTGGCACCACCTCGGGCGAAAGCTCGGCCACTTGATCAGCATTCGCGTGAACCCTTCTGCAAGGATTGGTTCAACAATGCTACGCATCTTCACGTCCAAGAAGTCTTGCTTCAACGGGGTCGAGATGAAGGTGTCCAGTGTTTCGAGCAAACGCCAGTACGGCATCATGGCTTCTTCAAGCACTTGACCGAGGCTACCCCAGTTGATGTTTGCTGTGCCGCCTAACCCACGACGAACGAGACTACCTTGATCTTTCGGGGCATCGCCTCCTGCTGCTGCTTGCACAAGCGCTCGTTTCTGACTTGAGTATAAGTCTTCGTTGAAAAGCGTAACGTGCATCGTCGCTAGTTCAGCTGCCGACTTGAGCCGACCGCGCATGATGAGCTTCTGTTCTGGCGTTACCACTGACGGTACGGCATCAGTGGCTAGAGCATCAGTTAGCGGGGCAGCATTGACTTGGGCGACGGCGGGCATATTAAAAGAGTCTCAGGGGAAAGTAGGCAGGCGTCAAGTGCATAGATTATAGCTTGGCGTGGATTAGTGGCTTGCACTTAGCTGGGCACTTCTTCATTAGACCAGTTCCAGCGTTGATGAGAATGTGACCTTTATTCAGGCAAAGGTGGCACACGGGTTTTGGGATTGACGGGGTATCTTGGTTCATACTTCAATTTGCTGGGGTTCTCCAATTTGACACTCTGCTGTGTATAGGTATTCGAGAGACTCGAAGCGTGGTAGGCTCTCACACGGTTTGGCAAACGCAGTGTCCACACTGAGCACACGATTGTTTGGCACGGCTGCGAACCAGCCCTCCTCCACTTGCAGGACGTGGAGCTGTTTATGCTGCTCGAAACAGTCTGCCAAGGCGTTTCCCTCAAAGTCGATGGTGAACAAATATCTGGCTGGCAGGCGTTCTGGGTAGCCGTCAGCCTGTCTCACGTTGAGGAGCAGTGCGTTGCCTCTCTTCCATAAAGCAAACTCATGCACGGTGAACGTCGATGAGAACGTGTCCCACGGTTGAATCAACTCGGCATCCGGTAGTGGGCATGGTTTCCAGCACAGCGCTTGAATAGGTAGGCAGAACATCGCCCCAGCTATCTCTGGTTCATCGAAACGAACTTGAAACTGGAGGCTTGCTGCTTCCTGGCATCGGATGCCTAGAATGTGGGCTTTGAGGTAGCTGTTGTGTCCGCGTTGGTGGTTCTGGGTGAACTCTGCACGGACTAGGCAGCGAACGATTGAGGGAGTGTCGGCGAGAATGAAAGACATAGCGTTGTGGTTCTGAGGTCATACCCAGTCAGGGTTAAGTGGTTTTGGTTTTGTGCGAGTCGGTTTAGGTTGTCCCCTCCGCCCCTTGCTCAGCTCGTCCCGAAGGCACCCGCACGATGTCGAGCGGAGCTGTTGCAAGGTGTCAGCTCTGACAACGCGGATGGAACCACACGAACACTGGCACACCCAATGTGTGCGTCTGGACGGCGACTGCTTGATGACAGTCAGGCGTCCAAAGACTTTGTGGGTGAGGTTGTCTGGGTGGCGGGGCATCGCGATTAGTCACTCTCCCTCACCGTTGGTTGCGTCCTCTTGGCTGGCTCGTTCGGCCTCACGGCAAAGCATGAACGTCTGGATGTGCAGCACTCCCACCATGTTGGTATAGGTCAGGTCGTACTCGCACCTGTAGCGCATGATCAGGGATTCGAGGTCGTTGGCGAAGTGTCGGGCTTGGTCGCGTTGATCCATGTGTGGGGGAAGTTTAGACGGGCTGGAGTGGGGAAGCAAGTTGTGTTTTCATTTGTGGGTGAAATATTTTGGAGTGATTTTTGTTGAGACGGGTTTTCATATCCAGTCCTCGGTCTCGGGAGGGGGTGGTGGGTTATGCTTCGGCAGCGGGGTCTTGTAGAGCTGGAGATTCCTGAGCTTGGTGGCGGGAACGATGGCCGTGCCGTTGTCTCTGTCTCTGCACAACCACATGGCGGGGGCTGTCCTATGCAGTCTGCCTGTGTAGCACAGCACCTCCCACTCGCCTCTGTGCTGCCCTGTGTAATCAATAAAGCTGGTGTAGCCCTCGACGTGCTTGGGGGCATTCGTGATGTCACCATCCATCATCTCCCTCGTCACCTTGATTGCCTCCTCCAAGGTTGGCATGGTGTTGTAGAGGTGAAACAGGAGGGACTTGGCAAGGTTGAGGTGTTCGGCGAGGATGCGAAGTCTGAGAGTTTGGCCTCGATAAGTGACCTCGGGATTATTGCCTCTGTTCTCTGCCTGCGTGAATCGGGATGCCCACCTGACATTACCTGGGCAATAACCTAAATTGTTCTCGATCCTGTCCACCGAGTAGTCTTTCGAGGGGCGGGGGCCGATGTGGTTGGCAAAAGCTAGGAAATCGTGCTTCCAAAGGGGGTCAACCGTGATGCCTCTTGCCCCGTAGCGTTGGTAGGCAGGGTGCTTCTGGTTGTAGCAGCGAGTCTTCATACTGGTCCAGATGGCGTAGAGCGGGTTCGTGGCGTCGTGGAGGAGGTGGGATTCTAAGTCGTGATACTTGGTGGCTCTGGCACCTACCTGTTCACCCCGTAGGCACCCGCAGGACTGTGAGTAGCCCGCTACCAGTTGGCCGATTGTTACTTGCTTGATCGTGCCGCAGTCGCACTGGGCTACGGCTTTGTATTTGGGTAGGTGCGACAGTATTGTCCAGCGTCCGTGCTTCTCTCCAATGCGATTCTGCATACGAGGGTTGGTCGGGTGGGCGGGTTTACCACACATACCACATGACGTGGACTGCCCCCGTATTAAGGCGGTGTAGAATACCTTTTGGTTCTCATTCCCGCAGGAGCAGCGACAGTGCCACCGTGAGACTTTGGAGCGGGTGGTGGGGGTTTTAGTCTGTGATAGGACTGTCCAGTTGCCGAAGACTTGTCCTGTGAGGTTGTTGAATGAGCGGGCCATTGGGTAGTATGGCGTCGGGAGTTATGGATGTCAAGTGGTCGGGGTGTCTTTTGTGCAAAATTGATATATTTGAGGTAAAATTTTTTATACCCTCCCACCGCTACCCCGTGCGTGCGCTGGGCTGGTGCCGGGTGCCGGGCGTGGTCTCCTACTGCACGCACGCACACCGCACGCCCTACACACCGCACCGCCTGCGCCCTCGCTGCCTGCGCTCGACTGTCTGCGCCCCGGTGTTAGTGCGTCAGAGTCTCCGCGCTATATATTGCAGGTACGCATTAGTACGGTAGTCTGTAGTTTATGCAGTCAGTAGATGAAGTGACAAGCTGTAATGCGTTTAGTTCCAACAGTTTACAGCGTCAACGGGTAACAATGAAAAAAGGCTACCTGTCACCGAGTAGCCCTAAATCCTGCCATTATTGAGACTGGAACGCCTCAAATCCAGTCATCTTGTGCCTCTTGCGACACGATCTCAGCCTCGACAGTGACACTGGGAGCCGGGGAAGCTCCGCCACCTGCCCAGAGATTGACCTGGACGACGTTTGTTTTGTCATCCTGTCCTGTTGATTTTCTCATCATTTCCATTGCCGTTTTTGCCTCGCTCCATGATGTCGGAATAGGGATCATCCCTTGATCAATAGCGACTTTTAACGCGTTGTACGTAAAATTGGCTAGCAACTCTGGGTTGAGGTTTGCGATCTCTGCGAGGGAAAGAGGGGCTGTTTTGCTCTCCTGAAAGGTTATTTTGGCCCCTGCTAGTGGCAAATCTTTGACTCTATCATGCGCCACTCTCCAGGCTGGGTCATTGTGGCGGCGCTGTCGTATAGTAGAGGTAGGAACACCATATTTATCTCCCAGGTCTTTATCAGTCGCACCCTTCAAGCTCTCAGCCATGAGTCGCGCCCACTCAGTATTTGAAAGAGATTTATATATTAAACTATCACCCTCCTCTCTGGGTTTCCGCTTTGTGTCGCTCTCAGCTTCCATAATCTCAAATCTCCTCCTTATTCGCTCCATTGTCTATCGGAAAACTCGACAATTCAGCCTCTAACACCCTTTGAGCCTCCACAAGATCAGCCTCCACCTCAGGCAGTAAGCGCACACTAGCCGCTAGCTGTGCGGCACCTTGCAGGCTCTCAGGCTCTCTCTCTAGCGTTTCCCGCGCTCCCTCGATACGGTCTTTATGCATTGCAACTTTAGCCCGCAACCGCTCCACCATCAGCGCGGCCGCGCTTTTAATCATTGGCGCGGCAGCAGGCAACCCGGCAGCAGGCAACCCGGCAGCAGGCAACCCGGCAGCAGGCACCTCTACCACAGGCAGCACGCTAGCAGGCACCTCTACCACAGGCAGCACGCTAGCAGGCAGCAAAGGCGCAATCTCTCCATGCTCTGTCTCGTACCATGTGATGAAAAGCTCCACGCCTTTTGAGAGCATCCACCGCCAAGGGCGTTGCTCCCTCACTTTGATCATGTGCAGCTTAGCCCACAGGGTAGAATCTAAATCCCAGGGAGGCATTCTCGTATTCGTTTTCATAGAGTGATATTTTATATCTAAATATATACCCCGTAAACGTAAAAAGAGACAGCGACACAAACGACAAAAAGACAGCCGCTCTCCGGTCTCAAAGCAAAACAAAAACGAAATCTATATTCTAGGACAATCTATATATAAAGTCATAGATTGGCTATCCTAGAATATAGATTTCAAAGATTTCGGGTCAACGAGATGCACACTCAAGGTATTTTGTCGGAGGAATAAAACCCCTTTTAAGGGTTAAAATAGTTCACTTGAACACTAAAACGACACCAAATGGTAGGACTTTCGCAAATATGAGAAAATAAAATTGGTAGAAGTGGAAATATATACATATATCTATTGCCAAAGGTAAAAAAGAACCGAGAGTAGTGGTCCCAAGTGGGGACTTCGGAAAAAATCAAAAACAAAATCAGACTATGAAAACACGCTACCAAATCACACAAGCCTTTAACTCTATCTCTGGACTGCTTCAACCGCTTTGCACTGCGCTGGAAGTAGCGAACCGCTCGGACAGTGAAGAAAAGCAAATCTCCCACGGTGAAAATGGAAACCTCCCAGAGTGGGCAGGTACCGTTTTTAATCCACTTATAGTCATCATTGACCAACTGATCCGGGACAAGTTCGGCATCTCGGTACGCGATGGTATTAATTGGGGCGGTAGCGGTTCTTTTTATCAAGACATTCAGGAAGCAGTGATTTCGGCACTTGTGCCAACTCTGAACAATGACGCCGAAGACATCAGGCACACACCAACGGGTAAAATCGCCAAGTTAAAAGGTGTCTGGCACTCTGTAAACGCCGACTCAAACAATGGAGAGTACGAAGTGCGGTACGCCTTGCCCGCTTCAGAACTCAAAGCTGCAAACGTAGAAAACGACTAAACAACCCTGCCAACAATAACCCGCCACCGAATAAAAATATGATCAAAGTACACACCTCCCCGCAACCGTTCACCGTTCGCAAGATGACCACTGGAGAGCGCGTCATCGTTTTAGACTCTGGTTCAACCATCCCCGCTGACATCGCTGGCCTCTGCACGGGTCGGGATTTGTGGCTGTCACAGATCGAGTGCAAATGTCGTGACTGTGGTGAAAAGTTCCCCCTTTCCCGCCTAAATGGTGGCGGGCAATGGTGCGACGAGTGCCAGACAAAAGGCATCGAATCTGAAGAATAATTTTTCCAAGTCCCTCAGTTTCAACTTTCCATATTAAATTAGTAGATAAACCAGGTACACAACTCACCACACAATATGAAAAATACGTTATCAGACATTCTCGAAATCTTCGACCTTGTTTTCTTCCTTCTCGTGGCCGCGCTCCCTGTAGCACTGGCCGCGCTGATTCTGTATGCCATGTACCAACAGCCCACACTGTAAACCCAAACCCCCCAGAAAATCAGACTATGAAAACAAAGCTCACACTCCCCGAAGCAGTCGACGCGCTAGCTATCACTGCCACATTCTCAGAACCTCGCGGAGATATCCGAAAAGAAGATGGAAAAGACGGCTGGCAATGTATCACCTATGGAGTCACACTCTCGAAGAATGAAAAACCTTTCTGGAGTGGTCCGTACTCTATTGGAACAGGACACATCAAGCCAGGCATGGTGAGAAAAGCACCTCACCTAGCCACAAGCACAGAGTGCCATCTTTTTGATGCTTGGCAGAAAAAGCCAAACGCTAACTACACCGAGAAAGAGGCTTTTGTTTCTATGCTTGGGCAGGTAGCCAAAGCGATAAACCACAAGCCACAAATTGCAGACGTGACGCATTCACTTTTGATGGATGGAAGCCCGTACTTCGATTCAGAAAGCTTTGAAGAATGGGCTTCCAATTTTGGCTATGATACAGATTCGCGCAAAGCGGAAAAGATGTATCAGGAATGCATGGAGACAGGGCGCAAACTCAACCGAGCTTTCACAGCTAAAGAACTCGAAACACTGCGCGAAGCTGCCCAGGACTACTAAATCACCCCGACAACCAAACACCACAAAAGAACACACCAGATTATGAGCAAAAAATACTTAGACACACGCGACCTTTACAAACGCAAATGCGAACTGGAAGACTTGAAAAACAATATCGAGTCATGCGAGGAGTATCTAAAGGAAGCAGAAGGCGTAGCGGCAGCACTGGAAGAAACGCCAGACGATGAAGCAACCGAAACGAGTAGAGAGCTAGCGGCTGAAGCTGTGGAAGATGCCCAGAGCGCTTTAGATTCAGCATTGGAAGATTTCGGCGATGACGAGAAAAGCGAACTCGCTGAGCTTGAGGAACTGGAAAGCGAAATCTCAGAGTTTCGGCACGGCGAAACGATGGTGCCAGAGTCGGAGTTTGAAGACTACGCTTGTGAGCTTGCCTATGATCTGGGGGTAATGCCAAAAGACCGCCCTTGGCCTCTTAACTGTATCGACTGGAAAGAAGCGTCGGACGAACTGAAAAGCGACTATTCAGAACTGACGTACCAAGGGGAAATGTACCTCGTTCGCTCCTGCTAATCGCTTCCCGTTCTACCCTTTCCAGCGTGTGCCTGGAGAGGGTAGCGGGGAGGCGAACACGCCACCGAGAAACAAAAACACCTAGCTATAGAACCCAAGACCATGAAAAACACTATTCAAAATATCCCGACAGAATTCGCGCAACGCCTTTCAAGCCTGAAAGTTAAAACCGCCTTGTTCACATCATCCGAAGGAAGGCAGTACTTGTACCTGTCTGGCGAATGGAGCAAACACCAGGAGAAACGAGACCAATACCCGAACGCTAAAATTCTGTCTGGCTTGCTTGGTTCAAGTGGATCAAGCTGGAGCGAAAAAGCGTACGCATTCTGTGTGGCGGACTGCTTTGACCCATGCATGTACATCCAGTTCGGTTCAAGCTGGGAAGATGCGTACGAGAGCTACTGCGACAATGACGAGCAACTGATAATCCCGGAGTCTGACTATGCAGATTATGGCATCACTAAAGATGCAGATGGTAACTGGAACAGCTACGAGTACACAGGCTCGTACACTTCAGACGGTGCGTTGATTGACACAGACAATGTACAAGCGGTCAGTTCACAAAGTTTAAAACTTGTCGAAATCACTTTCTAAACTCAAAACAGAAAAAAAGCTATGAAATCAAAACACCCTCAAACCGAACTACAAGCCAAACTTGCAACCGTCGCACCGTTTATCAGAATCAGGACAATATGGAGCCGAGACCCCGACTGTTCGAGAGACTGGCGTGAACTGTCTCAGCCAGGAAACTGCTTCGATGGCGAAAAGCGTGCAGACTGGACCCCTTGGCAGTCGGAAGTTGAAGCGCTGGTAATCGTGGATTTTGAGCAGGTAAAAGGGAGCGCCTACTTGGGTGCAACGTGGGAGCGCAAAGGCGACAAGCCGCACGTTTCAAACCCTGAAATTGGCGGATATGAGAATCAAATGACGGTCGAAGCATTGGAAGAACTGATGCGCGCAGTAAGTCCAGAGCTAGTCACTAGCCTCAATATTCGCGAAGCTATCGCCGAGTGCGAAAGGCTAGCGACTGAAAGCTACGCCTTAGATATTGGCGCATAACCAAGCACAGAAAACCCCTAGCTATAAACGACCATGACAATTCTACACACCATTACTTGTACCAAGTTCCTGCCAGCATTTAACGCCTGCGAAACATTCACGCGCTATCTAACACGCAACCGCATTCTCACGGAAAAAGGCATTGAGCGTCTATTTTCCAAAGGATGCCCCGAATACGAGGCAAGCAAAGGAGTGTGCGTAACTCGCGTTGAAACGGCTATCTACATCCGCTAATCCATCACAGAAAACCCCTAGCTATAAACGACCATGTACCAGAAAAACTTTATCGCTCAAATGAGCAAATGCCTCAAACTGCATTCAATCCCTGTAACCTTGAAACGCACTCGCGGTGGGTACAAAGCTCTGATGCCTTCAAAGATCACACGAGATGGGGGCGCTGAAACCTTGTCTAGCATCAATATCGCCCCCGGTTCCTTCCGAACAAAGATCGACCTCAAGATTGCACTTTGCCAGCGTTTTGAAGCGGAAGTCTTCAACCACTGCGACACAGTGTACATTCGTCCGCGTCTCGCCATGAAGTCGCCACGATGGGCGGGCAATCGGTATGCCGCACTTCCTGAATTGGCCCGCTATGCAAAGCAAGCTGGCCTCATCTAAAACCATCACCCCGAACACAAAACCCCTAGCTATAAACGACCATGAAACCCGACACACGAAAAATATACATCACAACCGCATTCACACCTATGGACAGAGTAACAGACAGACGCGCAGAGTATCACCTCCGCCACTTTCAAGCCTTGACGCAGGAGCAGACTGAAGAGAAGGCTTATTACCCAGGTTCACTCCTGCCCTTGGCGCTCTCCGCGCTCCTAATATGGGGAGCCATTGCCGCTGCCGTTTGGTTCCTTGTCCACACTTGGAGCGCGTAACCGACTCAACCAAGAACCTATTCAAACGAACAGTTAGCAACGTAAACGCCTAGCTATGAGCGACTCAAGCGCAACCATTGCGCCCATTGACCAAGCACTCGACCGCCTCTTCACCACAATGGAGAGACGGAAACAGGAACAGCGAGAAGAACGACGCAAGGCGGAAGATGCCAAGCTAGCCAGACTCACCCGACGCAAGCCGCTATGGTGGCAGGACAAAGAAGAATGAACCGCAACCTTCTCTTACTGGATGATCTACCCGATACGATGTGGCGGGAGTGCTCAAACATACAGATAGCCGAGCGCTATGACATCCCAAGGCCCGTCGTCCGATTCTTTCGCAAAGAGGGAGCCAGACCCGCGCAACCAACACAATCGAGAACCACACCGACCGAGAACCACACCGACCCAGAACCAGCGATATAAAACCCCTAGCTATAAACAAAAAAAAATGCACCGTAAAATAACCCCACAACAGGCGAGACACATTAACCATCTCGTCAACGTGAAGCGATTGAAGCTCCGCGAGGTCGTCCAACAGTTCCCGCAATACGCAGTCTTGAGCCTAACGCAAATTCATCGTATCGCCACTGGCAAGAACTGGAGCCACGAAACAGGCACAGTTCACATTCAGAGCACCACATCACTTGAAAAAGTAAACCGCTAGCTATAAAGCGCTTGATTTCTAAAAATAGAAATAGTAAAGTAACAAAATGAACACTCACGAACACACAACGGCAGATGAAAAGCTGTCACGACTCAAACGGGCACAGCAAATTATGAGTGCAGGCTACACGCAAGAGGTAGCGGAGAAAAGGACACGAACTAACATCAGGCACCTACGCAAGTGGGCAATGGAACTCAACTTCAAACTCAAAGCAAAATGAAAGAACACACCCTCAAAGAACTTGCAGACATCGGAGCCGATGCGGCATTTGCTAATAACAAAGGCGGCCACTATATGAGTGTATCGAAGAAATTCCATTCATGGGACGCAGACGAACCAGCTCGCCAAGCATTCGCGCAAGCGGTGAGGGACGCGGTCATCAAGGATTTGGTAACGAATCTAGTTTCGTTACCTACCGAACCCGTCCTCGTCCCACTCGACATCGACGACATCCGCGCAACGGATGAGTTTCGTCACAAAGAATCGCTTGTCATTGAAACCGTGGACCACTGGAACTGCGGAGAAGTGGGTTTGGCATGGAGTGACACCCCTACCTATGCCGAAC